CTAGGGTCGGCGATATAAAAATTATATTCGGGTCTATAGTCTACGAGTACTCGTTTACCATGTACTCGTTCGACTACACGAATTAAGTCCGCAGACTTATCGTAGAACGCATCTACATAACTCATGTGTGTATCTTTCCTCTAGCATCATTTTAAGGCTGACGCACCACCAAATGTATTTAAGATTTTAAAGTGTCTTACCGACAGCTTCTAGGATAGTTTCAAGTTCGTCAAACTTGTCACGTTCATCACCTAGTGAAGCCTTATGTGCAACCTTAATAGCCTTGCTAAGAGTACCCGGCTTTAAATCCATTTCCTCAGCAATCGCTTTAACAGTATCACGAAGACCATCCTTAAGAGTATCGATCTCATAAGTTACTTGCATACCTTCTTCAATTAGCCGCTTGAGACGAGCTTTTTCTTCCTCGTTAAATGTACGATTGAACGCCATAATAAATCCTCATGTGTTTTGTGTGTTAATATTTATTTGTACACTGTTCATTATAGCAGGTTTCTGGCTTTTGTCAACTTCTATGTAGTAAGAAGTGTTGAAACCAGGCATTTGGTCAAAAGTGATTTGTTCTAGAATACGACGATCTTTGATCTGGTTACCTTGCTCGTCGTAAGCAATAAATTGGTTACCAATAAAATGTACTTCAACTCTCATCGTCTTTCTTTTTGTTACCAACAATATATCCAGATACGATACCAATTATACCTGTTATACTCATTTGTAACAAATCAATGATGTTGTCGTCAACTGGACGATCCTTACGCATAGCCATGACAAAGTCACCTATGGTAAGCATGGCAAGTAAGAACATCAGCCCACATACTAGTATTAGTATGACACGGTCTTTGTTCCTACTCATTTTAAAATAATTCTTCCCAGTCAATACTGCCTAGCGCATCATCGTTATCGGCTGCTGCCGCTACTGCTAGTGTATATGTAACGGCTGTTCCGTTCAAACCATCGCGCTCCAATTGGAACGCAAACGTACCCGGATCAAGTGTAATAGTTTGACCACTTTGGTTGTTGATACCAACATAGCCGCTGGTTAATGTTTCGCCACCGCTCATAGTGTTAGCAGTAATGTTGTAGTCTAGCAGTGAACCACTTACGCTAGTCCAACTACCACCACTAATAGTTGCATTTGCAACTAGTTTATACTGCATCTTGCCATTGTTGGCAATACCTAACATACTGATGTTTTTAAGAACAGCAACCGCGTCTAAATAACTTGAATTTAATCTTACTGATACTAACGGATAAAAAGTACCGGCAGTAGCCAAGTTCATTGGTGCAGTAACAGGACGACCTATACTATATGGACGACCTCTGATTTCAAAGCCGCCTTCGCTGATAACAGTAGCACAGATTTGTTTCATATTGCTACCTGCTACTGTGGCTGCAATGTTTTCAATCTCATAACGCACAGGCAATGTCGCTGTGGTCATGTATACTGTATCTAATGTGTTCGCATGTTGGAACACATGTGCTAGATAAAAGTTTCCATCGATAACAAAACCAGTGCGTACCTGACCGACACCTAACCATTCAATGTCCATGAAAAAGATTTGTGCTTTTGTAACATCTAGTTCAATCTCGGTCGGTGTAGTACCATCTAGTTTATCAACGTTCCAATCGCTTTGTGCAATCTCCGTATCCTGCGCTGATCCGTTAATGTATGTGCGCTTTACAATATAGTTAGTACCATTCTTGTTAGAGAAGAATATACCATTTTGATTATTAAAGTAGCCCACACGCTGCGCCAGTCCTGTTTGCCCCTCATCAAAAGCAAACGTAGTCATGACTTGTAGGCTCTTACCTGGCTGATATGCAAACACACGTTTTGTCTCACGAGTAACTCGTGCATTGAGTGCATTAGTCACTGACAGGGTTGATGTGCTTTGGTTTGTATTGTAGCTAGTTGAGCCACCTGTAACAGTTTTTGTTACCCACTGATCGTCACGATTTGAATAACGCTGAGTAGAGTCGAACATTGTGAATGGCATAGACATACGCTGCCTGCCAAACGCATCCGATCTACCATCGTTAGTCGCTGTACCGCTAGTAGTAATAACTCTAACCACTGGTTGACCAGCAGAATTATAATCCATTGCATTAGACAGATCTCGCAAATGATGCGGACCTGCAGGAGGCAACATTGATGGGTGTTCGTAGCTCATACTATACCTCTATAGATGCTTCAAAATCAAAATCAAAATCAAAAGCATCGGTTAATTGTTGTGCAATAGCATCGCCTTCGTCGGGGTCTATCGCACCGGATAAAATAATTTCGTATACATTTTGACTGTTGTCGCTTGGGTTTGCATAAGCGATAACCTCAACACTAACAACTTCTTTATTGTCGGCTGTGTATGCTGTTACCAACTTAGTTGGCACAACACTTTGAACGATATCGAAGAACTCGATAACATCACTGTCGTCGAGTTCTTCGTTTGTTAGTAGTCTACAAAAGTTTTTAATAAATGCCATTATGCTTCTTCAGATGATTTAGCTTTAACGTAACCTTCTTTAGCATAGAACGCTGCAACAATTGCTGCAACCGATACGAAGTAAGTAGCTGCCATATCGCCTAGGATTTGGCTAGCATTTGATAGTCCGATGAACTCTGCTGCTACAACACATGCTGGGTATAGTAACATACCTGCAAGTGCGAACCAAGCCATGTTACGCTGTGCATCTTCTTTCTTATCTTCGTTTTCAAAACGAATACGTTCTTCTTCTAAAGCCATTAGTTTCTCTGCTTGGATCATTTCCTCATCAGTTACAACGCCGTCATTATCGTGGTCGAACTGTGCGTATTTTGATCCGCTTTCTAATCTTTTGCCACCTGCCATGTTAACTCCTCTAATTGGTGTGATGTACCTATCCTACATACTATTTATCAAAAAGAGGATACAAAAAAGCCCCTAACTAAAGGGGCTTTTTATTGCAATACGATATATTTACTTGGTAATCTTAACCCTATTAATCATTGTTTCTTTGGCATTACTGTATTTACTAACGGACTGACTTTTAACAAAGCCAGTTACATTAATAACATCACCTACTTCACCAACACGATCAACGCTGAAGAACTTGAGAATATGCTTATCATCAACGCTACAACTTACTAGGTAAGACATAGTCTTTCCAATGTATCGAAGGTTTTCTACCTTAGCGACAAAGTCGCTACGACTGCCAACAGCACCTACGTATTCGCTAGTACGGCCAAGCTCTGCTTCTCGAGCTGTCCATACATCAGCTTCTAGCTTATTACGGTATACATTTGGGAGGCTAGCAGCAATGCCCAGCTGATTCTTATTTACAGTTTCAGCGCCTACAAAGTTTAGAACATTAGTTTCAAACTCAGTTAGCTTACGCTCTAGTGCTTTGAAACTAAGACCCTTTAGGTAGTCAATGATCTCATCGGCCATCTCGATGTCAGCCTCGGTTACTTCGACAATTTCATTATTGCAAAAGTGCTGATAGAGGAAATGCACGTTAGGCTTCTTATCAGTGTTAGTGCCGAAACCTACATCGCTCTTTTTTACAAAGCCATTGATCCGATCAACAGCACAAGAAACTGCAACTACTTCCTTAGTATTGAAATCAATTAGTGATGACATTGTAAATCTCCTCCCAAGTTTTAGCAACAACTGCATCGCCTTCGTAGTGCATGTTGTGACCGTGCTCTACTAGAATACCCTTGAACCCGGCTGCAACTCCAGCATCAACGTTTTCGGGCTTGTCCTCAACCCACCAGTTACCCTTATAGGTCTGGGCTAGTTCTTCAAGAACCTCGTCCTTGTCAGCACCAGTGTCTAGGCAAATAACATCAATAAAGATATCACCAAACAGCTTCTTAAGGTTACGTACCCGTAGTTCCTTAGCATATGGATCAGTACTCAGCGAAGTGACAGCAAGGAAACGATACTGATGCTTTTCGGCAAGCATCTTAATGTAATACTGTGCATCACGGACCGGAGGAAGAAATCCAATAGCTGCGCTCTCGTTAAAGATACGCACCTGACGATGCCCTTCGTTGCTAGTAATACCGTAACGTTCACCAATCTTATACATCTTCTTGAAGCCTTCAACAGTCTTGTAACCGTGATGCTCCATCCAAACCGAGAAGCCCTCTTCCCAGTCTAGTAAGACGCCGTCAACGTCAGTTAAAATAATCTTGTTTTTATTTACACGCACTATTAACGACCCCAATCTTTAAAGTTCTGTTCCATTTCGTTAAACATGAAGCCAGCTTCATATTCTTCGTACTCTGCGCTACCTTCCTCTGGAATGACCTCCGGAGTAGAATAGGTAGCACCTAGAAAGTAGTGAGGTCGGAAAGGACGACCATAGTAGCTGTCAGCACTGCCGCGATCAAATGGACCGCCATGGCGATCATCGTATGTCTTGCCGTTGTATTCAACAGTCATTATGCTACGCTCCATTCATAATCATCAATAGTCATTACCGATTCGCTGCCATCGTATTCATCGATGCGGTACTTAGTACCAGCAGGAACATCGACAATGTAAAGATCAGCAAAAGTATCATTAGCAGCCTTACCGAGTTCTTCAACAACCTGAGCTAATGCGGGATCGGCACGGTCAATATCGCTAACTGAAAAGTAAGCAGCGTTCTTAGCTTCCCAATCTTCAATAGCATTATATTCTTCAACTGGCACCCGGTACCAAGCAGTGAATCCTGAATCCTTCTGGGAATAAAGTGTAATACCCTTAATCTCTGCATAGCGACGAACAGCGGCCTCAGACAGACCAAAGCCACCGAAACAACCATTTGCAACAATCTTAGTCATAATCACATGCTCCAATAAGATTCGGAAGAGGCAGAGCAGTAGTAGGGCGTGTCGTAACGCTCCTGGAAAGCCTTACCAGAGATAGCATTTACTTTAGTTACCATAGTCTCAACAATGTTGAAACGATAACCATCCGCAACCTTGTAAGTGGGATAAAGTTCCTTGACCTCACGCTCGATAGCAGCGCGATCCTTACGATCGAAGTCATACTTACCAACCAGACGTTCACCAGCCTTAGTGCGCTTGTCCGTCTTGTAAATTTCAACAGTATAAAGCATTCTTCACTCCTTGACTCTCATCCTACTTATGTAGTATAGCAGATTTAGCCATAGTGTCAACCACTTTTAAGCGAAACAGTCTGTTATAAATCAACAACTTACCAAAAAGTAGAAAAAATATCACAACTATCAGTAAATAATAGCATGAAACTAGGCCCAACATTGACCACCTATCCTTTGTTCCCAGATTGGGTATTTGAGGGAGAACTACAAATTGACGAAACTATGGCTAACTCTGTTTTAGCAGATGTACAGTCAGTTAGAGGTAGTAATAACTTTTTAGAAACAAATTTTGGCTGGTGTACAAATAGAAATGTACGCTTAGGGCAAAATATTCTAAAACTTAATAAATTAATTGGTTCCGTTTTTTATGAATCAGCTACTGCACATTTTAGATTAGGCAATGACAACAAAGACATTCAGATTTGTGAAAGTTGGCTCTATGGTATTAAACCTAAGCACTGTGTACCACAAATGATTATCCCGCACAGATGGTACCAAGCAGTTGTTTTCTTAAACGCACCGACCAATGGTCCAAAGCTATATTTAGAAATGCATAATTCAAAACTTTACTCAACACCTGCTGGTGTACAAAGTTTTGACCATATCATTGAACCTTTTCAAAATAAAATTGTGTTTATTCCAGCACACATACCGTGGGGATTCACCCCAAACAACTCTGACACAGACTCACTAGTCTTCTGCAATAGCTTTATTATTAAAAAGCATTAAGACAAAAAGGAAGGGGCCTTTCGACCCCTTCCCAAACTTCCCATCCCGAAAGTTTTAACTATTACACGTACTTATAGTGTATGCTTACAGTCATGCTACCTGCTGAGGTAGCTGCTGCGGTTGTACCATCGCTCTGCTTGAATAGTACTTCAACACCTGCATTCTTTGTAAGTGTTAAATCACCGTCTAGCTCAACAATGTAAGTGCCTTGTGTTGCTGCATCAGCATCATCTGCTGCTACTAGAACTGCACCACTACCACCGTTTTCCTTAATTAGGATATGGTTGAAGCTACCACCGCTGAATGCTGTACCAACCTTGATAACAACCTTTTCAGCATAGTATGTACGTCCACTTACGTTTGGTACTGTACCAGCTGTGAAGCTAGTTGCGCTACCATCAGCAGTGAATGTGCTACGTAGTAGTAGACCATCGCCTGAGTTATTAGCAACATAGTCAATAACGGCTGCTGTTGTTGGAACGCTAGTATCGTTATCGCTGTTTGCAATGCCGCCAGCTTCAGTTACAAAGTCAGTGATACTTGTTGTACCATCACTTAGTGAACCAAACTGTACTGCACCGGTTGCTGTAACGTTACCAGTTAAGTCACCAATAAGTGCTGCTGCTGTAACGTTGCCGCTTAGTGTGATATCGTTGTCTAGATCAACTGTTACGGTTTGACCGCTTACACTTGATGTTAGGTTTGTACCACCAGCAATTGTTAGGCTTTGATTTAGTAGGCTTACTGAATCACTACCGCTGTCGCCTGCGATGCTTAGATCGCTAGCTACTGCGTTAGTTGTTACACCAGTAATAAGACCCTTAGCATTAACTGTAATGCTTGGGATTAATGTAGCGTTACCGTAAGTACCAACGTCACTGTTAACAGTTGCAAGTGTTAGTGCTAGATCAACTGCACCTGTACCATCAAAGCTAACTGCTGATGCTGTAGCATCGCCGCTTGCACTGAAGTCACGTGCTGTTTCTAGTGCGGTTGCTGTATCAGCGTTACCAACTAGGTCACCTTCAAAAGTGCTTGCCTTAACGTTCTCTGAACCAAAGTCCCACTCACTAGCTGTAGTGTAAAGGATCTGCTTCATGCTGCCGCCAACGTTGGCTTCAAAACCTACGTTAGTACCAGTTGTACCGTTGCTGTTAACACGGAATACTGCATCAGCAGTTTGAACTGTTGTTGAATCAACAATAGTTTGCTGACCCTGTACAGTTAAGTTACCCGTAATAACAGCATCACCTGTTACTGTAACAGTACTTGAAGTAATGTCGTCTGAGGTAAATGTGCCAGTAACAGTTAGGTTAGCAATACTTGCACCGTCAACAATACCAACTTCAATGCTGTTGTTAGTAATTGTTGTTTCGATTTGACCGCTTGTACCTACAACAGTTAGAGTCTCACCACCGTTAACAACATCGCTGCTACCGTTATCACCAGCAATGGTGAAGTTAGTTGCTACTGCAATGTTGCTTGCTGCGGTAATACGACCTTGTGCATCAACTGTGAACTGTGGAATGTTAGTTGCACTACCATAAGTTCCAGCTGTTACTGCTGTGTCGTCCAGGTCAATCGTACCGTTGGTATAGGTAATGCCTGTACCGCCTGATAAGTGACTGTCAACTGCTGAGTTAAAGTCATTAACTTGGCTAGCTGTAATGTCGATTGCAACATCACTTGCTGCTGTTAAACGACCTTGTGCATCAACTGTGAAAGTTGCAACACTACCTGCTGCGCCGTAGCTAGCTGCTGTAACTGCGGTATCGTCTAGATCGAGTGTAACTGTTTGACCACTTACGCTTGAGCTTAGACCAGTACCACCAGCAATTGTTAGTGTTTGAGTATCTAGGTCAACTGTATCACTACCACTGTCGCCAGCAATATCAAGTGCGCTTGCACCTAGTTGTGCATCAACATAAGCCTTAACACTTTGCTGTGTTGGGATTAGTGAAGCACTATCGCTAGCCATGTTGTCTTCATCGACAAAGCCAGTGATTGTGATTGAACCGTCACTTAGTGAACCAAAGTTAACTGTACCAGTTGCTGTTACGTCTGCTGCTGAAACGTTACCTGTTACAGTTACGTCACCAGTTGCTGTGATATCAACAACTGAAAGGTCACCACCTGTTAAAGTAGCAGTACCATCTGTTAGGCTACCACCAGTTACTGTGCCACTGAATGTACCGTTAACTGCGCTGCTGATATTACCTGCATTGATGTCTAAGAAGCCATCTGAAATGGTATCACCTTGTAGGTTACCACTGAAGAAGCCGTCACCAGCACCAGTGATGTCACCATCAGCAATTGTTAAAGTACCATCAGTAAATGTATCTGCTGTTACTGTGCCAGTTGCTGTTACGCTTGTTAAGTTAATATTAGCATCTAGGTCAACTGTTACTGTATCACCGCTTACGCTAGTTGTGATGTTTGTACCACCAGCAACTGTTGCAGTGTCAGCACCGTCGATCTGGCTTGTGCCAGTATCACCAGCTAGTGTCCAGTAAGTTGAAATACTTACGTTGCTTGCTGATGTTAAACGACCTTGTGCGTCAACAGTAAAGGTTGGGATCTGAGTAGCACTACCGTATGTGCCTGCGGCAACTGCGGTATCATCTAGATCAATTGTACCTGAAGTATAAGTTAAGCCTGTACCACCAATTAGGTATGCATCCATTGCACTGTTTGCACGAGCAGTGGTGTAGTAAAGGTTTGTACCTTCTGCAAGATCAGTTGTGCTGTGGTTGCTGATGTCGCTAACTGTACCAGTTACATCACCAGTTAAGTTACCAACAACATCACCAGTTAAGTCACCGGTGAATGTAGCAGCTTCAACACCGCCTGCTGTGTAAACGTCACCGCTTAGTTCCCAACGGCTGCTGGTTGGAACGTAAAGAACGCTCTCAATAGTACCACCAACGTTAGCTTCTAAACCTGCGCTAACTACTTGTCCGTCGCTGTTAACACGAACAACTGCATCACCTGTGCTTACTGTTGTTGATTCAACAATTGTCTGTTGACCCTGAACAGTTAAGTTACCTGTGATGATTGCATCGCCCTGTACAGTAACCTGACTTGAAGTAATATCGTCTGATGTGAATGTACCAGTAACTGTTAGGTTAGCAATACTTGCGCCATCAACGATACCAATTTCAATTTGACCTGAAGTTACAGAAGTTGCAATTTGACCACTAGCACCAACGATGTCTAGTGTTGAACCGCCTGCTACAGTGTATGAACCGCTATCGCCAGCAACGTCCCAGCTTGTTGAAATTGACTGAGTGCTTACGCTTGTAACGCGACCCTTAGCATCGACAGTAATTACTGGAATGCTTGATGAGTCACCATATGAACCAGCTGTAACACCGCTGTTTGCTAGTGTTAGGCTGATGTTAGCTTGATCGCCTGCTGCTGAGAAAGTAGCTGAACCTGTTGCATCGCTGCTAATGTTAATTGTTACTGCACTTGAAAGTGAATCAGCAAAATCTGCTGTACCGGTTACGTCACCGGTTAAATCACCAGTAATTCCGCTAGTTGCGCTTAATGTAGTGAAGCTACCAGCCGCCGCTGTGCTACCACCAATTGTAACACCGTCCAGTGAACCACCAGTTAGTGAAATATTATTTGCGTCTTGAGTTGCAATGCTGCCTAGTCCTAGTGAAGTTCTAGCACCTGATTCAGTGCTTGCACCAGTACCGCCGTTTGCAACGCTTAGTACGCCTGTTACATAGTTGCTATCAGATAAGTCTACTGCCGCGGCACTTGCTGTACCGTTGCTAAACTGTAGAACACCTGTAGAACCACTTAGGTCTTGTCCAGTACCACCGTACTGTGCACCTACCGCCGAACCTGTCCAGGTACCAGCAACAACACTACCAAAACGAACGTCTTCGAGTGTAGAACCATTGCTTTGGGTAAAATCAAATCTATTGTTAGCGGCGTCATACTTTAGACGACCACCACTCTTACCCATCTGAACGTCAGCTGCAAGACCCTTGATACCAAAGTTCTTAATATCAGCCATTAGTTTCTCCTAATAATACGTATTATTGTAACGACTGTGAATCGTTACTGATATTTATCAGAAAACGGGAATTTTATACGTAAGTCAGCTTAACTGTGACGTTTCCGGAAGTGGCTCTATAGTGGTTGCAACGAACACGAATTTGCAAGTCTTGTGCTTCTGTTGCTGGGTAAACATACTCGGGATGAACAATAAATTCGACACTAGAATCTGTTAAGTCGTTGCTTATATCGTCAACAAACATGTCTTGATCGGAAATTGTACCAACTTCAATATTAGGCAGAATGTTACCAGTATAGCCGCTAAACGCTGTATGAATCTCCATACTTACTGAAACAATCTTACGTCCAGGGCTGATGTTACCTAGTGTTTGAGTTGTGCTATTACCAAAGCCAGCTGCCGGCATGGTAAAGGTAGTTGTCATAGTCTTAGCATCAACTGTTGAGCTATCCTTGTTGCCTAACATCTCCCATGCACTACCAGTATACAAGTATAGACCCCATTCACCGTCGCCTTTATTAACTACATAGGCTTGGTCACCTGCTGCCGGTTGTAGTGCATCACGTGCTGCGATATTTGCAACAACTGTAGTACCACCGGTACGTACACCTTGCTCAATGTTCATTGCAAGTGGCAGACTACCAGTGTGTCCGCTGAAGATGCCTGTTTGATCTTGCCACAATGTACTATCTTCGTAGATTAGAATCTCGCCGCCATTGCTACGAGTTAAGCGAAGTTTAGCTGCATTAGTAGCAGGTGTAGTTGCAGGTAAACCTGAAACGTTGCTTGGGCCTACAAAGAAGTAGCCGCCGCCTTCAGCATTACCGTTAGTAATAGTAATTGCATTACCATTTAGTTCAGTTAATGTTAAAACGGTTGCTGTTGCACTGACTACTAGGTTAGCAATATTTTTTGCATTAATATCAGCAGCCATATCTTGCGGTGTGCTTACACCAGCATACACACTACCGTTCGTTGTGAAGTTAACTAGAGTATTTCCGCTACCGGTATTAAAGTATGCACTAAATGGAGTGTAACCGCCAACTAGTCCGTAGACTGCTTCTACTTCATTACTAACAATCGTACGTTCTAAAGGTAGTGCTGTTGCTACAACTTGTGTATTAGATGTCTGAGTATTAATTAAACTTACAATTTCATTAACACTAGCGTTACCGTTAGCACCAGTTAGAGTTACACTATAGCCATTGATGCTAATAGCATAACCAGATGAAATTTGAGGATTACCCTTGTTACCAGTTAATACTGTTGGTACTGGACTCTGGATATTTAGAAACGCAACCTTGCCTGTTGAAGTTGTTACGTTAGTTAGTGTACCGTTAGTATCAACATAAATGTAGTCACCCTGCACACCAGGAATGTTTGGATCAAAGTCAATGATTCTGTTGTTAGGTAGAATCATAAAATAGTTTGGACCAGGACCGCTTTCAGTCACAACGCCAATCATTTTATCTGCTGTTAATGCATTAGCTTTTTCAAACCCATTAGCTGTAACTGCAATAACATCACCTTTAACAAAACCATGATTAGTTTTTTCTAATACGTAATTAACTTGAGGATTCAAATATTGGAATCGACTCATTACAGTTGGATAGAAAGCTGAGGTAACTGAGGTAGGTAATGGATCCAACATTGGATAACCATTTTCATTCAGAGTAAATACAACCGCTGCACCTGTACCAAAAATACCATTACCTGTAGTAATAGCAAATGTATTATAGCGTAACCAATCTTCAACTACGCAGGTTACACTTGTTCTTGTCTTTGCACTAATACTAATAATTTTTAAGCACTTACCGTCAGTAGCACCGGCGATCCAATCACCTACTTGAACATCTAGACCGTTATACTGAAAGTCATCGCGAGTTAAGTGACTGCCGTGATTTTGTGCTGTTACGCTGAAGGTAATCTGCCAGCGATAATATTTTTTACTTGCTGATCCTTCATACCACAAGTCTCCGCTGCCGTTTGCAAAAGGCCAGTACTCAGTACCTGCAATAGAACTAACACTTACACCTAGTACCTTATTTGGATAATTTAATTTTATCTGACTTGATCTATATGACAGCGACATTTAGAAATCCTTAATCATACATTACAAACTGAATCCATGCATGGGTAGTAGTACCAAACCCACCTCTGCTCGCGCCTGTTTCAGCTTCACGTAATCTTAGCTTGACTACTACTTGGCTGGCACCATTGAATAGTGTTGGACTACCACTAGTGCCGCCTGCTGGGACTTCTCTGTATCCCATTGATGTTTCCATTGGAACAATTTGATATTTGTTATTAGTATAATCGTATCCATAGAACATAATACCTGCTGGAGGTAAGAAATATGTTCCGTTAGCAAAAGTAATTGTACATTCACCACCAGATGCGCTATCAATTGTTACATTACTAATACCTGCACTTAGGTTTGCTGTCCCTGCTAGCGTACCAGAGCTGGTGTAATTTAGTTTAAATCGCTCAACTTTAGCACCACTACTACCAGTGCCACCACCAGTAATAGTTGCTTCAGTAACGCTAGTAACACGCCCGTATTGGTCAATTGTTACCCTTGCACTCTTTGTAGCACTACCATATGTACCAGCAGTTACACCACTATTAGCAAGAGCAATTGCATCAGCAGTAACGCTAATGCCTGTACCAGCACCAATGTTTAATGTGACGTCACCTGTTGTGCCGCCGCCAACTAAACCATTTCCAGCTACTACACTAGTGATATCACCAGTTCCGCCACCACTACCTAAGCCACTTAAGTCAACAGTATTGCCGCCGCTGATGCTTAGGTTGCTGCCGCTTAGAGTTAGCGTTTGTGCATCGCTGTCAACATTACTGTAACCGTTTGCAGCTAGATATGCTGCTACGTTGCTATTGCCGTAGTTACCAGCTACACTGCTTAGGTTAGCAGGAGTAAATGTAAACACACCAGTTGTGTTGTTATAGCTTAAGCTGCCGTTACCACTTGGACTTGCTGTTGTAACGCTGAGATTTGTTAGCTGGATGCCTGATGCGCCATCTGCACCGCGAACGTTACCAGCATTAATTGTTGCAGTATTGCTTAGTGTAATTACTAAATTACCACTAGCATTTACCGTGGCTGAGCTAACACTTACACCATTAGTACCAGCAGTACCTTGTGGGCCACGAATGTTTCCAACATCTTGTGTTGAAGTATTTGAATAGTTTAGTACTAGGTTGCTACCTACTAGGTTTACACTTGTAATACCAACACCAGCACTACCAGTATCGCCCTTAGGTCCTTGTACATTACCGGCATTGATTGTAGTGCTGTTGCTTAATGTAATGATTAAGTTAGCACCAGTAACGGTTGCGTTAGTAACACTAACACCGTTAGTACCGTTAGTACCATTTGTTCCGCGGACATTACCAGCGTCAATTGTACTAGCATTTGAAAGGGTTAGAACTAAGTTGCCACTACCGTTTACACTAGCAGAGCTAACACTTACACCAGTATCACCTTTATCACCTTTTTGCCCTACAACACCACTGAGATCAATATTTGACCCATCGTATACTAGATAGGTATTGCCAACAACACTCATTGTTGGTCTATTATTTAGATCAGCATAATCACCACTAAATGCTACTGTTGATAAACTACCATTACTATTATTAAGTACATTAGCGATTTCACCTAATGTATCTAGTGCAGCCGATGCGCCATTTACTAAGTCGTTAATTGCGATGTCTACATAATTTTCAGTAGCAAGGTTTGTGCCGTTATATTTTAAGTTTGTATCAGCACTTAATGTGCTACCGTTTAAGTAAATTGAATTACCTGAAAGATGCAGCTCAGTCCATCTGTTTGATGCTGTACCTAAACTATAAACATTATTAGCACTAGGAACAATATTGGTACTTACAGCACCAAGTAGATTTAATACATTACTATCACCATAACTACTTGATGGCGCAATGTTTGCAATTGCATTATTAACATAAGTTTGCGTAGCATAACTGTTTGTGTTTAGGTATGCTGCAACATTACTGTTACCATAGTTACCTGCAACACTGCCTAATACAGAAGTTAAGTTAACTGAACTATTACTACCACTAATAGTAATAACGTTACCTGATAAACTTAATGTCTGTGAATCAGTGTTATCTTTAAGAACGCTTAGGTTAACTGAGTTACCACCGCTAAGACTTAATACATAGGTCGATGAGTTCCAACTTAATGACTGTGCAGTAGCTTGTATATTTGCAGGAGTAAATGTAAATACACCTGCATTATTGTACACCAAGCTACCATTGCCGTTTGGACTTGCTGTTACAACACTAAAGTCAGTTAGATCAACATTACCACCTGCGCCATCACCGGTGATTGTGCCAGCTTCAAACTTACCAGTTGAACCGTTCCAAATTAATACTTGGCCGTTAGTAATTCCACTAGCATCAACATCGTTTAAATCTGATAAGCTAATAGCACTAGCAACAGTGCTAGTATCCATGCCAAATGTAATTGTATCAGCATTAGCTTGAGTAGAGATAGAAACACCAGGACCTGCAACAAATGTTAAAGTATCAGCAGGTGTTTCTGCACTAACAGTTGTTTGTCCAGCTACTACAATATTTGCAAAGCCAAGCGCATTACCTGTTCCTGTGCCGCCGCCAATAACACCAGAAATTTGAACTAAGTCAACATTCTGGATTCGACCGTACGAGTCAACAGTAATTTGTGGTAAGTGAGTTGCGTTACCGTATGTTGCTGCGGTTACACCAGTTGCAACTAAGTCAATTGTTGCATTTGAATTATTACCTGTACCACCAACAACACGAATTTGTCCTGGAGTACCAATTACGTTACCAACGAATGCACTTGTAATAGTTTCAGCTTGTGTTGCAGTAATTAGTGTAGGTGTTACACCTGTTACCTGACCTTTACTATTAATAGTTAACACAGGTACGTGACTAGCGTTGCCCCAAGTACCAGATACACCAATAATATCAGTAATGTAAACACCATCTGAATTAGATGTTAACCCGCCGCCAGCGCCAGCTACTACGTTAAGTGTTAGTGCATTTTTATTTAAACCGTTGCCTGCACTATAAACATCCATAGTGCCAGGACGCCATTTACCTGCTGCTGAACTGTAAATTAATGCTTGGCCACCTGAAGGAGTATATGCGAGGTTTGTTTGAACGTCAACTAAATCATTTAGCTCAACGAATCCAAAAACCAGCGCATTGCCATCAGCGTTTACGCGGACAAACTTAGATCCTTGTCCGGAATAATCTGAAGGGGTATCGTTTAAATCTATAAAGGTGTTTGCCATCTGCCATCCTATCAGCAAAGTAATATAGCTGTTTATTACAACTATTTATCACTTTTAGCTAGATAGAATAACTCGGCTTACTTGACCATATGAACTATCGTATGTAGCACCATCACCAACGTGCTCACGGTCCATATATACACGTATAAACGTGAAGTTTCCCTGGAAACTGTATGCTTCTGATAAATCTGCCGGTTCGTTTGCATTGAACTGAATGTAACCAGCTGGGTTCCACGAACTACCACTAGTAGTGCTAGGAACGATGTCAAACCAATCAGAGTCGATTGGATTTAAACTTAATGTACCTTGTATTCTTAATCTGCCAACAAATTGGTTATAGATCACCTGAATAGTATGGAATCCGTCGGTGTAGCCGTAATAGCTGTCACCTTTAGCGACTTCGCTATACTTGTTCATATCTGTGCCGCTGGCACCCATTATTGTTACACTTCTACGGTTTATTGGCATAGTGATTCCTAAAAGCTATATCAATATATTTATCACTTAGTGCTAAGTATAGCTTTAGTAATCAACATCTTATGTTTCGGGTAACTCATTTTAACGAATGGCAAGATGTTTAAAAATTCTTCAAATTTACAATACAGTGTAGAGATGTATCTCCCAGTCTGCTTTGGCACATGAGTATTTACATTGTCCTTAATGTAATTAATTATAGACACTACTTCTTCATCTACTTCAGGCGGGGTCAATATTGAATTAAAGCTACCAATGTTTATATGCTGATTAGTACGCAACCTAAAAGGCAACCATGTTTCAACCTTACAATCGTAGATACCGTACCACAAGCGTTCTTTAGCCTGACATCTATAAGTATTGGATAATAGTAACTCTAAATGCTCTTTTGAACTTGGACCATGTACTTCACTTATCTGGTCCTTGTAATAAGCTAGTGTTACTAACAGATCCTTATAATCGTGAATAAACAAACTAGGTGTCTGGGTACTCATAAGGGATCTAGTAGGATACTTAAGAGCTTCTTCGGTAAAGTTTGTTAGATCAAATTTAAAGTCTAACAATTGTTCGCGATAAGTCCTATCAGCATCAAATTGTAAATCAAATACAACTTTATACGGATATCGGTTAAAATAGATATTGTTAGAAGGCAATACCGTTTTAGATATTGCCTTCTTTGATAAAATTTTAATGTTGGACTGCGAAATTGTATGTAGCTGTTTCTTTGTCATAATTAACTTCTACTGTGCAATCAGCCAGATTATCAAATAAGATTTTTCTACTGAGTGGCTTCTTAATCTTTTCTTCAAAGACACGCTTCAATGGTCTTGCGCCCATACTAGGCTCATAACCATCCTCTGCAAGCTGCTGACGACAAATTTCTGTAATAGCAATACGTACACTGCTGTCGTTACCGCTTAGTAGCTTGTTAGTATCTACAACTAGACGGTCAACAATCTTGAGCATCATAGTCTTGTCTAGCTTGCTGAACTCAACAACTGCATCTAGTCGGTTACGGAATTCTGGAGTAAAGAAGTTTTCGATAGCTTTGCTAATCTCACCTGCCTTAACACTGTCGCCGAAACCAATCTTACGCTTCTCTGCATTAGCAGCACCAAGGTTAGATGTCATAATAAGGATGACGTTAGTGAAATCTACAGTCTTACCTGTAGCACTGGTTAGTCGTCCATCATCCATTACCTGTAGTAGAACCTGTAGTACTTCTGGTGCAGCCTTTTCAACTTCGTCTAGCAGTAGAACACAGTTAGGGCTATCTTCGACTGCGGCAATTAGCTGACCTTGACCCATCTTACCTTCAGCATGGCCAACATAACCTGGAGGTGCACCAATTAGTTTAGCAACACTGTGACGCTCTTGATATTCACTCATATCAAACTTAACCAGCTTGGCTTGTAGCTCGTTAGCTAGTGAACGTGCTGTTTCAGTCTTACCAGTACCAGTTGGACCTACAAAGAGGAAGCTACCGATAGGCTTATTAGGCTCACGTAGTCCGCTCTTGCTAACAAGGATAGCTTCTACAATCTTATCAACTGCTGTATCCTGTCCGTATACTGTACCCTTAATACGTCCGTCTAGATTCTTGTAACCTGTTGTGCTTTCGGTGTCAATTACATCAACCCCAATCTTACTAGTCTTAGCAACAACAGTTACAATGTCTTTAAGTGCTACTACTTTCTCCCCACGTAGCTTTACGGCTGCACCGGCGGCGTCAACAGCATCGAGCGCCTTATCGGGGAAGTGCTTAGTCTTTACATAACGATCAACGAGCTCAACACTCTTGTCTAGAATCTTGTCGTCATACTCAACGCCGTGGAATTCCTCGTAGTAATTCTTTAACCCCTTGACAATTAGTTTAGTGTCTTCGACGCTAGTTTCTTCAATTTCTAAACGTGCAAAGCGGCGCATCAATGCACGATCCTTTTCAAAGCTGTCTGCAAACTCGTCAGGTGTAGTTGCACCAATGGTTAGTAGACGACCCTTACCAAGTACTGGCTTAATCAAGTTAGCAACGTCAACACTGCTACCACCTGCACTGCCTGCACCCATAATCATATGAATTTCGTCAATAAACAAAATAGCATCTGGGTTTGCTTCTAGCGTTTGTAGCACACCCTTGATTCGTTCTTCAAAGTCACCGCGGTAACGTGTACCAGCTAGTAGGTTACCAATGTCCAGGCTGTACACGACCTTGTTCTTAAGAATGTCAGGCACATCGCCCTCTACGATCTTCTTTGCAAGGCCTTCTGCAATCGCAGTCTTACCTGTACCAGGCTCACCTACTAGTACACAGTTATTCTTCTTGCGACGAGCAAGAATATGAATCAGATCGCTTACTTCTTCATGTCGACCAATAAGAGGATCGATCTTGCTATTCATTGCTTCCTGATTGAGGTTAGTAGTAAACTCTTCCAGAAGCTCTGTGTTTTCTTCTGACCTAGATTGCTGTTCAATGTAATGAATAATAACATTTCTATCAAGCCCATTCACTTCACAGAAGTACTTTGCATGACATTGGTCTTCGGTAAGAATACTTACTAGTACATCAATTGGGCTTAGTCGATCACGACCAGTAAACAATACTTGTGCAAGTGACCTCTGAATAACTCTATCTAAACTAGCAGTCTTTTTTGGTAGCCCTTTAGTACCGTTAGTGGGAATAAGTCCATTGAGCTCGTTATCGGCTAGGTAGTTAACTAGATCGTCTTTGATCTGAGTATGATCTACTTTTAGATTTTTACAAAGACTAATAATGTCATCGTCTTCAAAAAGTGATAATGCAAGATGCTCTAAGCAAATATATTCGTGACCTTTTTCTGTAGCAAACGCTGCTGCACTGTGAATGATCTTTTCTACTTGTGTGTTATTGCTCATTAAATTTACCTGCCTTAATAATTTTATTTAATTCTTCAATGTGTGTAGGATCTGTTACATTTGGTATAAAAACATTAACTATGACAAACATATCTCCATTTTGCCGTGTATTAGAATCAGGTACACCTAACCCACGTAATCTTAGTTTAGTATTATTCTGTGTTCCTGGGGGTACTGTAATTTTTAAATCAGATCCTGTTGGATGTCGGTAATCTATTGTAGTGCCTACAATTGCAGACAACGCATTAACATCTATTTTAACAAAAAAATGATTTCCGTCAATTGCTGTGTTATGTGGTAGTTCAACATTTACACGAACAATGAGATCTCCGGGCAGCATATCTTTATAACGACTAGGCCCTTTTCCTTTTAACCTTAACTTAGTGCCGTTCTTAACACCTGGGTTGATATAAATTACTTCTCTAGTATAACCAACATCAACTAACATATCAGTGCCAGTGAAGACCTGACTAAGGCTTACATTAACATCAGTTATTGCATCAGGGTTTCGGGCCTGTCGTCGATTTTCGTGGAATGCTGATCTAGCTTGCCGAAGTATATCTTCAAAGTCAAAAGGTTCACCTGGATCAAATGGGCCGCGCCAATCACCGTATGCTTGTCTTGGATTATCATATGATGCTTTCTTCTCAGGGTTGCTGAGAACATCGTATGCTTCGCTGATTTTCTTAAACTCGTTTTCATCACCACCCCGATCGGGGTGATGTTGCATTGCAAGTTTTCTATAGGCTTGTTTTAATTCTTCTGGTGAGGAATTTCTATTTACGCCTAGTATTTGATAATAGTCCATTATACTATTATATTACCAACAGGCGCGAATGTCAACGATCAAATGTAGGATTAAATAAATTAGGTTGGAAATATGGTTGACTCATGGTCATTGGATCATGGTGACCAATTACACCTTTTACTTCAGGAACATAGTGCATTAGTAGGTTTTCAATACCGTACTTTAGTGTCATACTGCTACCAGCACAGCCGCTGCAAGAACCACTAAGCATGAGTTCAACATAACCATTCTCCATGTCAAAGTCAATAAACTTGACAATGCCGCCGTGTTGGTCTACCATGGGTGCTACTTTTTCGTCTAGCTGCTCAACAATGGCTGCTACGATTTCTTCTTTTGTTCTTGTCATTTTTTATACTTGTTCGCTAAATTGGTTGCTGCTGCAATTTCCTTGAGACGCTCGTCAGCTTCTTTTCTAGCTAACTTAGCACGCTCGATTGCAATTGATTGATTCTTCGCTACTACCTTAGCAAGAAACTCACGTTCATTTTTAATTAGAGCTTCCCACTTAGCAATCTCACTTTCGGACTCAGAAATTAATCTCTGCGAATCCATAAACATTAACTTGAGTCTATTTGCTGCCTTTTGTTCAAACAGTTCAAAAAACCATTTACGCATGTGTTTATTTCCCTTTACCGGTAACTGAATCGTGTATTTCTTTTTGCTGGTTATACCAATCTATCCACGCTTCAACTTTTGCTCTGCACTCGTGATATTGTCCGTAATTCTTAACAACTACTTTAAGCATCTCGCTGAGTTGTTCTTCATTAGGTTTTACTTGATCGAGATCCTTACAAGTAATTAGCAGACTTTCAGGTGCGGCAGGGAATTTCATGGCAACAGGCACCTTTGTTGCACATCCAGACATAATAACCAGCATTGGAATCAATAATAGTTTTTTCATTTTGTGTCCTTCTTATCTGCGTCTGGTGCAGACTTTGTAATTGGATAGATAGTAGCACCGTTAAGTATTTCGGCAACTCTAGGATCAAGTTTACATTGGCCGTCTACTTCTTTGGCTACTTCGATGATTCTATCTTGATAAACTATTTGGTTATCTCTAATAACTTGTGTTTGGTACTTAACACGTTCTTCGATTACTGTATTAACTGCTGCACTTTGTTGTTCAGCAATAGCAATCTTTTGCTCGTACTCTTTGATTAGTTTTTGGTAATGATCATTGATACTTGCGCCGCCGTACATATAGATTCCTAGTACAGCCATTATAACACTAAGGGGTTTGATAAAGAATGAGTAGGCTTTGAAAGGAGGAAGTTTTCCTAATATGCCTGCTGCAAAGAAAAGTGCAACACCAACACAAGCCATAATGAGCCAGAATGTTGCAGGTATTTTTCCAATGATCCAAAAGAACAACCACATCATCATGGCCTAATTACTCCTGTCCTGTGTTTTCGATATTTTACCTTTCGGCTAAATTAGGTTGCTTTAGCAAGCAAGACATTATCTTGCTTTGCTGGATTATAGATAACAACGTACTGGTCAATTGGCAATGCTGCCATTTCACCTAACATACTTTTTAATCTACCAAATAGTACCTTATCGAAATCAAATTTAATAGCACTTTCTTTAATGCCGTGCTTGAGCATTACATCTTCGCTTGGTCCAAAATCAACAATTTCTAATGCAATAACGTTTCTCGAATCTTGTAATACAAGGCGTCCTTCGTTCACGCCGGCTTGTAATAGATTGCTATCTTTTAAAAATTCTAGAATATTATTACTTGCATCTTGTGCTGCTGCTTCTTCAGCTAGACGCTGTTCTTCTTCTAAACGTGCTGCTTCTTCAACTTCTCGTTTAGCTTCAAATTCTTCTCTGGTCATATAGTTACTTGGATCAGTAATGATGTACTGATAAATCTCATCTTCTGATAGAGGAAGATAGTCATCATTTAGATAAGTTTTCGCTTCCCAGCGTAACTTACCTGCTAGGCGTTCAGTATCACGTAATAATGTTTTGATAGATTCTACAACACTATCGTTACGGTCAAGTTCAACGAATACCATGTAGAAGCCATCATCGTTTGGGTTTGGGCTTACTTCAATATCTCTAATGGTAACGTTTGATCCATTTAGGAAACCGTATAGATCATCGCCCACATTACTTTCAGTAACTTGGAATCCCATTACTAACACATCTTTAGCATCGCCTGTCTTAGGTTCGAACTCATCAATGCTAATTTTCTTTAGAACTACGTCTTTAAGATCACCTTCTTTGAGAGCCATTAAAATGCTCCTTGTGCAGGCTGTTGTTCAGGTGGGGCTACCAACTGTTGTGCCTCAAGATCAGTTTCTGTATTTGTATCTTCGGTATCAACATATGAATCCTCATCAGCTTCAATAACTGCGGTAGAGAATTCATCTACGTACTTGCGAGGAATCTTTAGTTCAACTACCCATACTGGTTGACTTTCAGTACGAGTCTTGTAGCGTGTGCTACCATCAGGACGAACTGTTACTTCAACATCGTCAAAATTTCTAACTTTAACAGGAGTTAGTAGAGTTTCTTTTTTATAGTCAACTAAGCACTGACGTGCTAATAAACGCTTTGCACCTTCTGGATCTGGCATCTCATTGTATGGGTAAAGTAGCTTTACATTAACCCAATGGCGCTCTAGTGTAGGGCCCTCTAATACTTCGCCCTTCTTCCAGTTAGCATACGCATATAGATCGCAACTGTCTAGCACCTTTTCAACTTCTAGCAACATGTCTAGAAGGGTGTTTGTTTCGCTGATCTTCTTAATCTGGTCGTTGACCATCTTAACTGATATAGTCATAACATTCTCCTGTTACAACTATTTATCAGTTTAACGCTTAAGAGTTAAGGGCCAATTGAGCTTAAAAAAGAATAGTGCAGTTTCGTCTGCAAAATATAGGAAAGTACGATAGCCATCGTGTACATTAACGTACCATGCCCATTTTTCATTAGATAAATGAGCTTGATGGCTATTTTTTAGCTTGTCCCAATAGATAGTTTCAACGCTAGGGCCAAAGTTGTCCCAGCACCATTGCCGTAGCATAACAAAGTTAGAGTTACGATCGTGGTCATTAACTGTCATACGACTAGCAGGACGTATGATTTCAACCCGATGACTAAAATGCTCGTGCCAAGTGTAGCGTTTGTTAAGTTTGGTTATTTTATAATACATTAACGCATGTCTACTCGGACTTCCACGTCCAGTCTTTGTTTATGTGAGTTTTAATCGTATGGCAAAGATGGCATAGCGTCCTACAATTGTCAGGTTCGTTATTTGCATGATTGCCGTCAATGTGGTCAACTGTTAGTAGCTTATTTTGACAGCGTTTCATATCAGCTTCGCTTTCAAAATCCTCAATCTTAAACCTAACAGTATCTACATAAGGATCGTACCCGCACTCCTCACAAACATGTTTTTTGTGATAGGTGTATACTCGATCAGAGAACGCATTGCCGCTATACTCAACACCTTGAAGCTGGTGCTCGCGGCATTTAGTATCACAGTTTGGACCCTTGTACAAACTAATGAGTTCGGTACAACCAGGAACATCGCAGGTCACATTGTTTTCAATGATCCTGCGACGTTCGTGTTTGCTCTTTGGAATGTCGTGTATCGACCTTACCACAGATCTTCCTCGGCAGGCTTAAAGCCATTGTTAGCAAAATAAGCAGGGACCTTACGCTTCAACGTTTTTTGAATTTGTGCGTTAAGGAATGGGATACCGTGAGTCGGTAGCTTTTGCATACTTGGCTCTGGCTTGTCAGCATCCTTAAAGTCCTTATACTTTTCTTCATGCCAATTCTCATACGCAATCTCTGCCTTGGCCCAGAACGGTCCACTTGGCGAGAAGTCAGCACGCCAAAATGTAGTAGCCATGTCTGCTAGGTCAAGCATGTAATCTTCATCTAGCTTAACACCTTCAGTTCGGCACAACATGATCCAAGTTAGCATCATGTAACTTTCCTTTGGCTGAACTGAACGTTGCTGTCGAATAGCAGCCCAATAAATACCAAACAGATGCAGATCTTCAGCAGTAGCCTTTTCAATTTCAGCCAAACGTGAAATCGCACCTACTTCATGAGCATTGTCAAACTTTTCGTGAGTTGCAAACAGCTTAAACTTTTCCAACTGCTTTTGCTTTTCGTTAGCATCAACCCACTTCGGATTTTCTGAGCCGTCTACTCGAACACCGTACAACATCTGCATCCAGATATCAATTGGATCTAGCGGATTCTTATCCTCACCGTTAAGTCCAACAAAGCCTTCACGAATTTCGGCCTTCTCGGTAGTCGCATAAATCACAATTGGAATATCGACTTCGTCCCAATTCTCACCAAACACATATGTACAAATAATGTACAGCATAATTACAGTGTGCTGGCCATCCCATGCAGTGTATGTGTCTTCTTCGGTTGGGTGGGGGTTAACCTGAATAGGCATAACCTTAGTAGACTTAAAGCTGTCTACCTTATTAACACAGCTATCGATAACAAGAAAACGCTGCATCGTCTTATCGATGCGAATCTTTGAGCCTTTAGCCTTTTGTGCAATACACAGCGGAATGTCGCTAAAACTTTTCCAGTTTGGATTGCGGCGCTTGAACTCTCGGCAAGCCATCTTAATTTCGATTAGTCGATTTTCATCAACGAACTCTTGAAAACGAGTTGGGACATCAACGTAGTCGCTTTCTGAGTAATTATATCTTGCGTTAAACTGGTCAGCGTAAGATAAGGTCATGATTAATTCCTAATTACTGTTAACATACATACATTATAAACGATAATAAGCAAAAGTCAACCATTTTTAATATCTTTCAAAATCAATAAGTTAGCTGTTATCATTTTAAGTACCTAGCTAAATAAAAGTGTATGATGTTTAACACTTTATACGACACTCAACTAAACAAGGCGTTAGGAACAGCGGAAAGTGCTGCCAGCGCCTTTTTTATTGACTATACTAAAGGGAGTACCTTAAGATGTCAAGACGCAGAAGAAAAGAACGCGAATATGCGAAAGAGTTTAACCATAAGGGAGATAACCATTTGAGAGTAATTGAGGGCGGTGCTGTTACAAAGCCCAGACAGAAAGAAGTTAATATTGTACCAAGAAATTTTCACCAAGACGACTTACTAGGTCACTTAGAAGATGACAAAGTCAATATAGTGTTTGCGATTGGTCCAGCAGGAACAGGTAAAACACTAATCTCAACCCTAGCAGGTATCAAAGGATTCAAAAAAGGTTATATCGATAAGTTTGTTCTCACCAGACCAGCAGTCAGCGTTGATGAGCAACATGGTTTCCTACCAGGCACTCTACAAGAGAAGATGGCACCGTGGACCCGACCAATCTTTGACATTTTTGAGGAATACTACCACCCAGAGCAGCTCGAATATTTGCTAAAAGCAAATAAACTAGAAATTGCGCCGCTTGCATACATGCGCGGTAGAACATTTAAGAACAGTTTTATTATTGCTGACGAAATGCAGAACGCAACAGACAACCAGATGAAGATGTTGCTAACACGTATCGGCGAAGGCAGCAAGCTAGTAGTAACAGGTGACCTTAACCAACATGATCGCGGTTACGAAAGTAATGGTCTAAAGATGTTTATGGAACGTTTACTAGACAGAGGTTCCGAAAGAATTAAAGTAGTAAACTTTGACAGAGGCGATATTGAACGTCACCCTGTAGTAGAAGAAGTACTACGCATTTACGGAGAAGAATAAAATATAGGGGCGCAAGCCCCTATATTTTTAACCTGCGTTCATTTGCAGTTCAATTAGCGTTGCGCTAAGATTGATTTCTGGATCAGCACACAAGCTGCTCTTAGCCATGCCATCGCGAATAATAACAATAGCTTGATCTTGCTGTAGCTGCGACTTACCCCAAAGTTCTAAGTTACGGTACATGAAGCGATACACTTCGTCGTACTCCTCTGGCCGAGCCTGACTTACAATAAGCTCACGTGCTGGCTTAAACTCTCCGCTCTTAAACAGATCAATAGCACTTAGCATCCAATCACTTTGGTTGCTGTCGCCAGCTTGAGGCTTCTGTAGCACGCCATCTACTACGTTTTGCTGAACAAGGTTAATGCACTTACGCAAGTCTGGATAGGTTGCTTGTACATATGTGTCTAGTGTTTCTAGATCAATGTCAACCCCTTCAGTTACTGCGATCTCTGCGATGCGAGCAGTAAACTCTGTAACGTCTAGCTTCTCAATATGGAAGCCCTGTGTTCTGCTATGCAGCGCAGGAATAACACGCTGCGGATAGTTACAGGTTAGAATAAAGCGACAGCTACTAGCATACATTTCCATAACACCACGTAGTGCAGCTTGACCGTTAGGAGTAATGTAGTCAGCTTCGTCTAGCAACACATACTTCATATCACCAAATGGCATAGTGCTAGCAAAGTTTGTGATCTTGTTACGAATAGTATCAACGTTGTTTTCGTTTGAAGCGTTGATCTCTAGGATATCCATGCTGTTGATACCTAGCTCGTTGAGTAGTACCTTTGCTAGTGTAGTCTTACCTGTACCAGGCGCACCACTGAATAGCAAGTGTGGCAGAGCACCATCACTTAGCCACCCTGATACTTGCTGCTTCTGCTTTGCGTCCCTAAAGACGTAACTGTTAATGTCTGTAGGGCGATACTTTTCTGTCCAAAGCTCTTTCATACAATTTCCTCAACGATACCTAGTAGTTCTGCTACAATAAGCAGCACACCGGCAAGAATTACATTACCTGCTATCAGTGCGCCACCAGCGCCAATACGAATGAAGCTCTTTATTAAGCTAACATAAAAATGACCTCGACCCGGGTCTTTGGCTGCGGGGATAATAACTTTTTCAGGCATTGGCATAACTTACTCCTATAATTAACTTAGTATACACGAAGTAAGATTATTTGTCAACGTCTTTTCTAATTGAATTGTTGTAAGATACTGCTTGACCTAATACGCTCATACCAACATTATTCTTAGATGAATATGCAAGCAGCGCATTGGTGTCTTTAGGGAAACAATGTCCCCCAAAACCAAACTTGCCGTCAGTACCAGGAACACCTAAGTGACTGCTTCCGACACGTGGGTCTCTTTGCAGCATGTCAGTAAACTGTTCCCAACTTGTCTTAGCACCACTAGATTGATGCAAATGGTACAATTCATTCATAAAGGAAACTTTAGTTGCTAGCCAACTGTTAATGGTATATTTGAGTAAGCTAGCACTAACAATATCTGTTTTAAATGTAGGTACTACCTTTACCTTACTGAACTCAACATATGCACGTTCAACAATTTCGCATTCTTCCCAAACACCACCTAGGATCTGCATAGGTGGATTAATGAAGTCTTGATGTGCATTAGCTTCAGTTAAAAACTCTGGGTTGTATACGATACGTAAATTATATTGTTCTGTGAATCTAATTAAGTGATCTGGAGTAATAGTACTTTTAATAACAACTATACCATCGTATGCATATTTGTTTAATTCAACCAGTACATTATCAACTATAGTAACATCTACTGAGCCGTCACTGGCTTCGGGAGTTGGCAAGCATATAAATGTTAAATGAGTATCAGCTTCAACTAGCTCTTGCAACCTAGTTGTAGTATGTTGAGGATCTACTATCCACATATCAACGTTAGGTGCACCAAAGCCATTAACTACAGCGTTGCCAACAAAACCGCAACCAACGATCCCCAACTTTAATCTAAGCATAAATTATTTAGATCTAGTTGATTCCATGCCGATACCAGTAAGAACACATAGTACACTAGGCACAAGCCACCAAATGCTAATTTCTCCTAGCGCCACTAGCACAGTAAGCGATACCCCTAGTAGGCCAACAGTGGTGAGACCGCCGTTAACTGTTACGTTGTTAAATTCAGGTAGTTTCATACTATTACACCAGAGTCTTCTTAACTGCTGAAACTGCATCAGTGTTGATAACGATTTCGTGCAAGTTAGGTTCTTCGTCAGTAACTAGCAGGCAAGCATTAGGATCAACCTTCCAGATCTTCTTCTTGTTGTTTTCAGTATCAAATCGTTCGTCTTCTACTTCGATACCTTCAGACCAGCGACCGTAATCTACATAAACCCACTGACCTGGCTTGACCCAATCAATGTCACTGCCAACCTCAAACACTCGGAACCAGCGAGGAACGATTCCTTCTGATTTACCAATAGTGCTTTGTACAATTAGTCCACTAGCGGTAACCTTGTCACCAAAGTCGCCATCAGTACAAAGAATGTTATCCTTAATTGCTCGCAGTTTCATTTAACCTCCAAGACGTTTAAAAGCGCGGCGCATCCGCATATCATGTTTTAGATCTCCCAGTGGATGCTCGTCTGGGAGTTCGTTAATTACTTCTAATAGTAGTTTTAGATCGTTAATGAATGCAGCATCGAACTCTGCTGATTCACTGCCTTCACCCTTCATAGTAATAGTGCCAGCTTTGAAATCTGAACTGGGTTGAGTAAAAGTAAATCCACCATTAGTGATTAAAGGTGCAGAAAGATTACCATTGGCGGCGGAGATAGTAGTTTTTAGTCCGTGATGTGGCCCAGCAGTTATACCTGTGCCGCCATTAGCAACTGTTGTAATAGTGTTACTCATCTTCCGACTTGTAAATAGGCACCATTTCAATGTCGCCGTTAGGCAACGTTACTTCTTTATATCCAACTGGCTCTTGTGGAGCATCGAACTCATCGGGCTCAACTACAGGAGTTGGGTCTGGTTGTACTGCCTTAGTGCGTACATTTTCTTTTGCGGTAGCAGCAGTCTTAACTTCAGGCGTTGCTGTATCTGGCTGCAACTTTGAAGTTGGTGCATTGCCTTTGAGGCTAGCTGATGTGCTGCTTCTAGGATTATTTTTATAGTATGCACGTACCCTATCTTCGTTACTCTGTACTACTTGACCACCAGGTCCAAGTACATCGCCGTGAGCGTTAACACGCATGTTACCAACAGCGGTTGACTCTCCTGCTTTAGCCATTAAGGCGTCAAAATCAATGGGTACGCCTCTATTGCTTCTTTTAACTGTCATACTATCCTCATTTTAAAAATTCGCGAATATCTAAATTATACTTTAGGCTATCAATTTTATGAACACCTAACAAGTAAAGACAATAACTGGCCACGCTACTACCTCTACCAACACCCCACACAATATTATTTTTACGCATGGTGTCTACAATATATATCAGTAGTTGTAGTATGGGATACAGGTTCCTGGTACGGAACATCTCAAGTTCTTGTTCTACTCTTGCCTGCGCCGCAGGCCCAGCATCTGCGACTAGCGTTCTAATATAAGACTCAACGTCAATCTCGACATAATGTTGAGGTATATTGAACTGCTGACTGTATTCGATATCAGTTGCCAGCTTGTCTAGTTCTAGTGAATCGCATACTCGGTTAAAGCTATCAGCATCGTAAAACGGAATTCCATACAAACTCTTGTTTCTGTACAGTAACTCAATACCGTCTGACTCTGTGGCTTTTACAATATTCATACTATTATGATAACACCTTTTTGCACCAAAGTCAACCATTAGATGATTGTTGGCTTCCATTTCTTAGATTTCTTTTTGGGCTCTTGATTGAAGTCAACTTCAATAATCTCACCAACCTCTTCGCCTTTGGCTTCCTTCTCCAACGACTTAAACAAGCTAGTGATGCTTTCTTCAATGTCTTCGAACATAGAAGGTTCGTCGCTGTCCTCTGTTATGTTAGCTCTAATGTGTTCTAATTCATCTGCACTCTTGGCAACACCGTCCCAAGTGCTTTCATCTGAACGCTTCCACCAAGGCTTTTCATTAATGGCTAGTTCACCTAGCCATTCAGTGATAGAAGGTAGCTCATCTGTCTCTTCATCGATCTCATAAATGTCTAAGCGATACTTTAAGTGATCATCGAGGTCAGTTAGTGTTACGCTAGTAACTTCGGTAAGCTCGCTAACAACTGAACTTAACTTATGGTACAGTGCATGAATAATAGTAGTATCTGCTACATCTGGTAGCAGCATAAAGTTATTTGAATATTCGCACAGCGTCTTTTCATATTGCTGCATATTTTCGTGAGTAATCAAAATACTGTTATTGAACACTGCATCAATGAAACAAATTGCTTTAGCAAAACTAATATTCTGATCCAGCTGTAGTTCAGCCATAGGCCTCTCAGCTTCTGAAATTGGAGTCATCATAGAGAACGATACTTCATACTCACGAACAACAAACTTTTTATTTTCTAGTACCATTAACTTAACGCGACTAGTTTTTTCTAAAGACAAACTTTTCATTATTTTTTACCTTTATTGTCAATATACATTCTTGCTACTACATCTAAAAATTCTTCTTGTGAATAGATAGGTGTGTAGACAACTGATTCAATAGAACCAATATCAATAACTTGATCTTGTTTATCTTCATCCTTAAGAGAAGCCATAATCATCTTTTCTTGCCTAATAGCTTCAGCAGTATCAAGCATCTCTAAAAGTTGATTATATATGGGTGATGTGCTGTTAACGGTAGCAAGACGTTTATGGAGATTCATTATCTCCTGCGAAACTTTATCTTCTGAAAGACCGTATAGTTTAGCTACATAATCCATTACTTGCTCGCAGATATCTTAAAGAATGCTTTCATCTCAGGCTCTCTAAATCTAACTGAGTATCCTCTAACTTGATAATCCCAAAACTCTCTCAAGCCCATTTGCTTACATGTAGTTTTAACTAAAGTCTTAAACTGCACAGGACTTGTAGTAGGAGAAAATAATGCAGCGGTTTTAAACTCGTTGTTTCTCCATTCCATCCAACAATCAAAGAAGTACTCATTCTTTTTTGATTGGGCAGGTGTCGTTGTACCAAATGCTTCCATCATTAGTTCCTCGGGAAAAAGTTCAGAATATAGATTACTACGTTGTTGCATTATGAAACTCAACTACTTCTTCGTTAATGTGTAGGTACTGCTTCCTAGTTCTAAAAATAAAATCTAAATTAGGAAGTGCTTGCTTAACGCAGTTTTCAATTGTATAGCTTTGCTCATTACCAAATGCTGCACAGTTGTAACCGATAATTTTGTGATTTAAGGATACACCAAACGCTAGTTTTTCTTTTTCTATATTATATTCTTTTAAGTCAAGTCCAGCAACAGTATAGCATCGAGTTGTTTTAAAAACATCGTTAGTATCTGTATACACTGCATCAATAGTCTTAGAGTTATCGTCCTTACTTAAGAGCATTGTAAATCTATTACCATCAGACATTAATGTATTATACTTGTCAGAGCTTTTTGTAAATCGAAAACCTAAATCTTGATAAAAGTCTAATGTTGCAGTATCGGCAGCATTATACACAATACCGCTAAAATATTCTATGCCAGGAGTATCATACAGACGTTTGTCAACTACTTGGTAGCCGTGCTCTATCATCTTAGACAATCTCTTTTCAGGCATTGCTAATATTCTCACCCCATTAGGATCGTGCATAATATGCATACTGCATTCTTCGTCGAATACAGCATCATACTTCTCTAATAGGTCGTCCTTGAGAATAAGACCTATCCCTGTGATGCAAAACGTTTTCACATCCTCTGATTGTCGTAATAGTATGATAGACTGATTTTGTGTCCACATACTATAGTAGCCAGAGATATGTGCATTACGTTGAACAAAGCCTAGTTTGTTTAACGCTACAAAGATGTCCTCTGGATCCGACTTATAAGGATCGAACGAATACTCTATGAAACTAAAGTTAGACATTATACTTTGAAACTAATGCTTTCGCCGCATCCGCAACTACTAGCAGCCATAGGTGACTGGATTTCAATCACGCTACCGGCAATGTCTTCCTTTTTGTTTACAGTGCTTCCAATGAGATACATTTCAGATGTCTTGTCTAACCAAAAGGTCCAACCTTCATATGACTTTGAATAATCTGACGGTTCAATCTCACTAGGTGAGTTAACTAGTTCCCACTTATAACTAAACCCGGCGCACCCGCCGCCAGCTAATGAAAGACGAACACCTAATGCATTTGCATTGTGAGTAATCTTTTTAAAATGATCCATTGCAGGATCAGTGAAATTAATAAGTTCTTTATTTGTGCTCATAAATTTATTTAACCATTAAACATCGAATGTTAATTGAATACCGAATACCTTGTTTAACAGGACGAACTTCGTGAGAATGTTCTGATGTCCACAACACTAGGTCCCCGGCATTTAAAGCGCATTTTTCTCCGTCAATTACAAAGTCGCCTCCTTCGTTACTAGATGACAACAATATAATAATAGAAATCAACTTACTATTTAGAGATTGATCAAAGACAACTGAGTCGTTGTGAGATTTAATAAAACCATTAGTTCCGTACCGAAGAATACGAAATTCATAGGGGTCAACCTCGCACCCAACACTACCTTCGATAAGAGGCTTGAGGTGACCCCATATGTTCTTAAATTCTTCTTCTGAATAAAAGCTGAGAACAAAAACTCCCAATGCACCCGAAATATATCTCTCACCGGGAATACCATCAATCACAACTTGGTTAGTTGAGTTGCGGTATAAGTGTAGTGCTTCGTCTATTAAATTAGAAGGTAGTGCATCCTTAATTAATGTTCTCATTAATAAGTTTACCTTCCGGAAATGATCTCGTCAACAAGACCGTAAGCAAGTGCTTCGTCAGCTGACATAAAGAAGTCGCGTTCCATGTCACGACTTAGTTCGTCAAAGGTCTTGCCCTTGCTGTTATGCTTAACGTAGATTTCAGTTAGGTTCTTCTTCATTGCAAGAATTTCACGAACCTGAATTTCCATATCAGTTGCTTGCCCGCGGGCGCCTCCTGACGGCTGGTGAATCATGTGGCGTGCATTAGGTAGCATCTTGCGCTTACCGGCTGCGCCTGCTTGTGCTAACAGTGAGCCCATTGAGCAAGCCTGCCCCATAACGATTGTGCTTACATCGGGTCGAATATACTGCATGGTATCATACATAGCCATGCCAGCAGTAACAACACCACCAGGACTATTAATATAGAAGCTGATGTCTGCATCTGGATCTTCTGCTTCAAGGAACAATAGCTGAGCACAGATACTATTACTTACTGTGTCGTTTACTTCTCCGTTAAGAAACACAATTCGTTCCTTTAGTAGTCGACTATAAATGTCGTAACTACGTTCGCCCTGGCTAGTCTTCTCAATTACAAATGGTACAAAGTTCACTGTGTTTCTCCTGTCTTCTGTGCAAGTTCGTGTGCTTTATTTAAGATAATCTGTAACGTCTTTTGTCTTTCTGTGGGCAATCTAGATGTGATTTCCCGTAAATCATAAAACTTAAGTTGTTTAATTTCTGCTATAGATTTTCCGTTTATAATGTCAAGTAGAATCTTAACGACCCCTTTTGTTACATTAGAGTCGCTATCAAACGAAAAGAAAATATTATTGTCTTTGACAGTACAGTTAATCCAAGTAGACACTTGGCAACCGTATACATAATTAGCAGGAATTCTTATAGATGGATCAACCTTTAACTCTTGCGATAAAGAATTGATCCACTCTATAAGTTTGCTATAGTCGTCTATTTCTGATATAATCTTAATGTATTCTTCAAGATTGTGTTTTGACATAATACATTAAGTATAGTGTATATTACACTAAAAGTCAAGTGTTACTTGTATGAAATTACCGAATCAAATTCAGGACCTTCTGTTAATGCAGCAATTGTTGATGGATCTGCATTAACTGCTTTAAAGACTGAACCGTTTTCATCTTCAAAGTAAACTACATACTTAGCGCCATTGTTCCAACCGTCTTCTGGCTTATCAACTTTGTGGAATGGACGTAGACCTTCAAAGTCTGCTGGTAGTCCGACACCGTTTGATTCTTCTGGACCAATGTGTACACCAACGATCAGATCCTCAACCGCAACACCATGTAGCTTTGCTGCAAATGCTTTTTGGGCTTCACGATCTGATACATTCCAAGTAGGTGTGCCTGATGGATATGATACTGTTCCCATTTTAAACTCCTCGAGTAGGTTATATAAGTGTATTTATCTTTCTATTCACTTATGTATTGTAATCTTTAAAACATTTGTAGTTATGTCTTGTAGCACTTCCCATGTCTCTTGCCACGACTTTACGTGGAACGCTTCTGAGCTTGTATCTGATGCTAACAGTACATCTGCTAAGGGTTTGTCATTACCACCTTCGTCCAACCGATCACCAAAGAACCAAACCTTCTGATCCTCAGTATACTTAATTACTTGGCGCTTGTCTCTGCCTATAGGTATAATATCTATACCGGTTTCGCCGCCAGCTTGTGCAGCTACTTCGGGAAATAACGAATTAATCTTTTCAGCTAATGTTAAACGCTCACAACTGAACTTGTCCCAATCATAATAACGCTTACGCTGTTCTCCTACAGCATTGCGTCCTACTATGCTAAAGTTAATCATACTGCCGCGATGCTCAATATGATTTCCATATCGTTCAGTATACGGACTAGCTGCTAGCTCTGTTTCTAAAAAGTTAACCAACTCGCTGGTTGGTTCAAATGTGTAAGTTTCAATTAACTTACCTTTACTGAGCACGTGATTGCCTAAACAGTTGCAACAATAATCAACTGCTTCAGTAATAGCGGTGCCTAACTGCTCTACAGTCTTATCATAGTCACTACCAGTAACTAAAAGAACAGAATGACCCTTCTCTTGAACAAGACTCATCCATCTGATGAACCACTGCTCAAAATCAGGGTCAATTCTTTGCCTACTCGGCGTTAACGTGCCGTCTACGTCAAACGCAAAAAACACGGAAGTTAATTACTGCTTTTTCTTAGCTCTGGGCTTCTTAGTTGCAGTTTCCTTAACTTTAGCTGCTGCTTTCTTTGCAGTAGTCTTAGCCTTCTTAACAACAACCTTAGCATCACCAGAGTTTACCTTGCCGTCCTTATTTAGGTCAGCAGCGGCCTTAACACCAGAAACTGTGTTTTCGACTGCAACAAGTACATCCTTAACATCAGTCTTACCATCACTGTTTAGATCAGTGGTCTTAGCGGATCTGTTGAAGTACCAAACGGCTACGCCTGCTAGAACAACAACTACCACTACTAATAGTTCAATACTCATTATCTTCTCCTGTAGTAAATGTGTATTAACAGTTATTTATAATCTGCTTAGAGTGTTTCATCTAGCATTCTGAGTTCTTCAAATCTAATACCAAAAATAGGATGAGATAGGTTATATGGGTTAGCACGTTTAAACGCTGTTCCTTTAAGCCTATTCTTAACATTATTAATAATTTGGATATCTCGATCAGTAGCGTTTGCTAGGCTCAGCCCCTTAATAAGAGTAAACACAGCAATGTCAAACTCTAGGTAACTGAAACCAAACTGGTCCTCGTCACCATTAGCAATACCTAGTCCGTCAGTGGGTACAGCATAGATAGTGCTAGAGGGAACACCTTGTAGTTCTGCTAGAGCAGGTACTTCCCAGCTTTTAGTTAAACTCTGTACAGGTGCTACATCGCCTACATCACCGTGCAGTGTCCAGAAGCCTGCTGCAAGCTCACTAAAGTTATCAGTACTAGCAACAAAGCCGCGGTGCTTGCCTGCAAGATTGTACAGCGTAATCATACGTAAGCGGGCTCTAATATTACCCTTACGCATCAATGTGTGCCTGTCAGTTTCTATTAGATCTGCTGTTTCTGATTGGAAAAAGCCAAGCAAGGTATCATACGCATCAGTTAAATCAATATGCACATGTTCGATGCCTAGTGTGTTAATTGCTTCGATGCCCCGTTCAGTTTCATCTGGGTTTTGATGAATTGGTAATGTAACACCAATAACACGATAGCCTGCATCCTTAAACAAACTTGCTGTTAGTGCGCTATCAAGTCCTCCGCTCATTCCGATGACTACAGTATTAATACTATGCTTTTCTCTATAGTCAACAAGTTCTCGAAGAATACTATCCCTGATTGTTTCGATCTCGTTATGGTATGTACCAAAGCCAATAAGCTCGTTTAACTTCTCTTTAAAGAAATCAGATATAACAGGATTTCTATTGTACTTAAAAATTTTATCTAATGTATTCATATTAGCTACCAACAGTGTAGTTTTCGTACACTGTGTTAAATTGCTTTCCGTTATTAACCTGAATGAATGTAGTACGCTTGCTGAGTTCCTTCAAACTCTTAGCACCTACATAAGTACAGGTGCTTCTAACACCGCCAAGTATATCTTGTACTACAGGTTCAATTGGTCCTCGATACGGAACCTCAACCACACGCCCCTCACTGGCCCTATAGTTCTTACGTCCACCGTGTTTATCCTGCGCCGCAGTAGAACTCATTCCATAGAATTTAACATATCCTTTGAGTTCTACTACAGGCTTTCGATCCATTCCTGTATACGGGAGGGTGTAAATTTTAGTTTCGGGTTCTCCTCCGCCCTCATCACATCCGGCAAGCATTCCTCCCAGCATGACAAAATCGGAGCCTGCTCCAAAAGCCTTGGCAACATCGCCAGGGCAAGTACAGCCGCCGTCAGCAATGATATGCCCGCCAAGACCGTGTGCAGCATCCGCACATTCGATGACCGCGGACAACTGCGGGTAACCCACGCCAGTCTTAATGCGAGTAGTGCAAACACTGCCAGGGCCAATACCCACTTTAATAATATCAGCTCCACGTAAAATTAACTCCTCTGTTACATCAGGCGTTACAACATTGCCTGCAATAATAGTTACATGAGGGAACCTGTCCCTAAAACGTGCTACATAATCAATAAACTTTTCACTATAGCCATTAGCAACATCGATGCAAACATACTTAATGCTGCGACTCAGTTTGAGTGTTTCTTCAACACGCTCACTGTCTGCTTCAGTGATACCTGTACTAACTGCAAAGTTATTAACTAAATCAAGTTTGTTATTATGATTGTTTAACCAACTATGTACTTCGGATGGCGAATAACTTTTTACTAAACAAGTAAACAGTCCTTGATTGGTTAGTGCTTCAGCCATAGCAAAAGTACCAACGCCATCCATGTTAGCAGCCATGATAGGAACACCGGTGTAGTTTTGCTTACTGTTCCTAAATGCATAAGTGCGAGTTAGATCAACTTCACTTCTACTGCCCATTGTGCTCCGCTTAGGACGGAACAGCACATCGCTATAATCAAGTTTTACTTCTCGTTCAATTCTCATAGTACAGGTTCGTCTTCAGACTCTGTTAGTTGTACGAAGTAGGGCTTGCCCTGTCGTATCATTTCATTTATCATGTTGCGTGAGCCGCGGCTCTTGCCATCCCAGATAACAACTGCGGCATCTGCATACTTGGCCATTTCACGATTACGAATAGGTCCAGCAGCTTTACCGTGTCGATGCCAGTCAGCTGGCATTTCCTTTACAGGAATGTTATTGGCTCGAGCCCACACTTCGCCCTGCTTGTCAATGCCTGTGGCCATACCACACACTACTTCTGTAACGGTATAGCCACAGCGTTTCATTGCTTGGACTACTAGCTTGTAATCGTCAATGGTTCGAGAACCAGCAATAACTACTTTCAATTTTCACTAACTCGCTCTAGACTTAGTTCACCGTAGAAATAGGCTTCGCAGTCGTCTTCGGTCCAACCAAGTTCCTCAAGACCGTCATGCCCATCTTCGTTCCAAGCCTCTTCAATTTCTTCTTGCTCTTCTGAAGAGAGGTCTTGTTCATTCCAATCCCACTCAGCCCAACAGCCATCCCAGAAGCTATCAAGATCAACGCTAACAACATGATCGTCAACTAGATCATATACGTTAAGCTCATCATTACCTTCTAGATCAATATCAGGTGCATTGTCATCAGTAGTAACAAGCGTGACACTACCTCCTCGCCAGCCATGACGAAAAGCGATAGTCATATTATCCTTGGTCCAGAATGTAACTTCCTCGATGCTCTTCTTGTTGACAGGCATCAGTGTCCACACAGCCATGTTACTCGCTCCGTGGCAAGGAAGCAGCTTCCTTAACTAGAGTAAGCAGCTCTTCATCGGAACTGCACATGATCTTGGCATTAGCCCAATCGTCGTCTGCATCGCGTCCGCCAATCTCTAGCATGAAGCCATTGTCGTACATGTTAACAGTAAAGTTGTCATTTACCTTCGACAGCTTGTCTGCAATCTTAGTTACCTTAGCCATAGTTAGTATTCCTCTTATTAGATTAATAAGTTCATTATATAACAGTTGAGTCTACTTGTCAACGCCTTTTTCTAAACCGTACGGAATGTAATTATACCAAGCACGTTCGTGGAAGTAATACAAAATAGTTTTTGTGATCACTTCAAAGCCACCAATAGCTGCACCAATAGCAAGTGAACCAGTAAAGAACCAACTGATAAGAATAGTGTCTAGTGTTCCTAGCAAGCGCCAAGTAATAGCCTTAGCTATGTGTCGTCTACGTCCTACCATTATAACTTACCATCCTTTCTCATCTGCTCGCGAATCTTTGTAGCACTGATACTGTGGATAGCATCGTCAAAAACTTCTTGCTCAATCTTATATCCTACATCGCGTCCATATGTGATGTTCATAATGTTAGGCACAGGATAAATTCTAAACTTACCTGCGTACTCATATAGTTCTTTTTCGATGTTAGTAGCAATATCATCCTGCTGCCAAGGATTGCTTTCTGTAATAGGCATGTCGCGAATTAGAATAGCAACCTGACCGTGCTTGGCAAGGGCTCGTTCGAACAGCGCACGATGACCTGGATGAAATGGTTGGAACCGGCCCAGCATCTGTGTAGTAGGCAACTTAGTTTGGAATTCGTGATCCTTAATGTCAACTGCTAGTAATCTGGCCCAATGCTCGACCCATTCATCATTCCACCATTCGTCGGCAGTAATCTCCATGTTGACATTAGTAGGTGCTTCGAAAACTTTATTTGTATCTTCGTAACGTCCCTCTTTAATAGTGTGCATCCAGATTACATAATCAGCTTTGAACTCATCTCGCAGTGCTTGAGTAGGACATACAAAGTCTGCAATACCGTAGCGACCTTTGGCAACACTCTTACGAGTAAAGTCTTGCATACGCTTCATCTGTCGAGCTCTGCCTTCGGGACTAAAATCCCAATCTTTAAACTGTTCGCGGACTGCATCCGCATTATACCAGTCAGCATTGCCTAGTGTTTCAACAAGTCGCTTTGCAAGAGTTGTTTTGCCAGAGCCTGGCAAGCCGCATAAAAGAATACGCTTCATAATTTTACCTTATAAAAATTGTATATACAATAAGCACATAAGTTAAGAAATGCGCTAATTGATCTAAGCCAAACGCATACCAGTAACGTGTTTCACTAGGCGAGGCTTTGGTTCTAACATTCCAATTACTTTTAATGTAATCAACATGGTAGTGAATCACCATATCAAGCATACCAGCAGCTAGTGCCATTGATAGTTGAAGTGGAGTAGGAACGCAGATTGCAACTGCAATTGCTGTTAGTAGTCCATGCGACCCGGCATGAACCAGGCCGCCACGGCCTGCGTAGATATGTTTGTCCTTAAACATGAATGACCGTTGCAGAAAGAAATCTGCAACGGTGTGTTTAATTAGCAATAAGGTTATGAGTAACAGTTCCATTAGGCTAAACTTTTCTTAGCAACACAGTCATACACGTCTTGAACTGTTCGCATGTCTTCTGCTTCCTCATCGGAGATCTCAATATTGAATTCTTCTTCTAAGGTCATTATCAGTTCAATAACATCTAGGGCATCGCCACCAAGGTCTTCTTGGAGCAGATCACTTTCATGGATCTTACCTAAACCAAAATGCTCTGCAATTAACTTCTCAACCTTTTTCATTATAGGTCGCCTTCCTTACGATTCTGAAAATACTCCAGGTCTTCTGGATAGCAGTATGTCGGCATTCCGCTAGCGTTAACCTTTAGAAAAACCATGCCTTCAGGCGGTTCGCTATTGCGAAGGATTGTGAATGCGCCCTTCCCGTTATAGTCCTTCTGCCTTTTGTGGCACATAATATACTCTGCCATTAGAGATCCCCCGCCTTACGATTTTCGCTGTAGTGTACATCGAACTGTCCGCCTGGGTAACGTGCTTCTAACTTGCGTACATTTTCTGCAATAACATCGTTAGGCTCTAGACCTAGTGCGCGGCAAGCGTTGATCCAGTACCACATGATGTCACCAAGTTCACGCTTCATATGGAAAACCGATTCATCATTAACTGGTTTGCCTTGGAACATGATCTTCTTTACAATCTCCTGAAACTCTCCACCTTCGCTACCAAGACCAATAGCGGCAGTAAGTAGCAGTGCAGGATTAAATGTTTCGTTACGTAGTTCTTGTGCGCGAGCTTGAAGGTGATCAAAGTTATCTGATTCCTTGCTAGTAACTGCTCGTACAAAATCCATATATCGGTTTAGGTCAACTTGATTCATTGTGCTCTCCATGATGCTGTGTTGTTAAATGGTTCGATTAGCTCTGCCCGGTAATAAGGTTCAATATCTGGAATGTAATACATCCATGCTTTACCGTATGCAGTTTCAATTTCTGTTCGCTCGTAAAACTCTGGGTAGCCTTCGATACGATCGAGGCTCTCAAATACCTCGTCGCTTACTTCCCACACTTCTCCACTAATACTAGCATTACCTTTTAGTGTAACTGCCGGGAAGGAACCCATGTCCCACAAATTAAATTGATCGTGTGTTACAGCATCACCTACGTAGGTAGCATCGCTCCAAAGGTTAAGACCTCTAGTGCTGTTATCCTTTTTTAGTGTACCGTAAACAAAAACTTTATTTTTTTGCATTTATTTGTTCTTCTAATGCTTTGATTCGTTGATTCATTAGTGTGAGCAAACGACTACTGTCAGCATCTAGAGGAATAGCTTGACTTGTAATAGCCAAACTTTCTAGGTCATCGATCCTGGCGTTAAGGTCAGCAATGATCTTATCTTTCTCCCGCAAGAGAGAAATAAGTTCACCTTTGGTCATTTGTGTTGTACTCTTAACAGCCATATGTTATCCTATTGCTTCTATTTACAAGCAGATATCGTACACAACTACTATTCCTGGATGCTAGGAAATTCATTGTTAGTATAGTACTCGAGCAGCTTACGATCAATAACACCTTTGTCAATGCCGTAACTTGGACGAGTAATAAAACGAATCGGAGAATGGCGCCAGCTACGATTCTTTAAGAATAAACCGTATAAGCGGCGATGCTCAGAGTTAGAAGGATCAAACTCAACTTCTGGTCGAACTTTTGATGTTAACACACTTGCTGTTGCCATTTACATCTCCTTTTAAATTAATCCCAAAGATTCTCGTAGTACTTCCCAAACAACCTAAAGCCGTTGCTGATACGCTTTTGGTAAGCCTTAAGTCCCTTCATATCAACCTTGCTAGTATCGTTAGGACCTTTAGACATTTGAAACAACTTAGGCTTTCCGTTTTCGTAAAACTCAGTAGCAGTACTGATCCACTCTGACTCGCCTGTGAAGAATTGATTTTCCCAGTTGTCATCTATCTTACTACGGAATGCAAAGATCATTTCATCTAGAGCCCACTCCCAACGTTTGAAGTGCAGGTCATCCACTGCACCACAATCAATATCCTCTTGGCTGAGTGGAGGTGCGCTAGTGCTACGTAGATGCTTAGGAACATCCTTGTCATCTACAAAAGGTGCGCCGTGCTTGGTCTTTTGCAGTTGCTCAAGCATAGGCAGCACAATATATGCTAGAGTATGATCCATACTCCATGTGTCCCACTTGTCGATACGTACTTGTACCTTACGCTTCTTCTTGCTGTCAATCCAAAGTAGAAAATTATACAGCCAAGTATTAGGTCGATCTTCATCCCAGCGGCTAACAGGATTATCTGGAGTAGGGTCTGGTTGCACACTGCCGTGGGCAAGCCACTCACCAAAACTGTGTACCCAGTCAGGCTTGCTTTCAATGCCCCACTCATCCTTTACTGGCTTAGCCCAGAAGCAGAGTTTTTCTGCCAACTGGTATGGTCCGAACCAATTTGTATATGGGCCAATATTAACTTTCATTTGTTTGTTCCTTGGTAAGTTTGCACACTACAACAAAGTGTTCAAACGCTTCACGCACATTTGGATTCTGCATCAGCTTGTCTGCTTCTTCTATCATAGCTTTAACACCGGCTTGTGCAATGTCGGCAGTGCTTGATCCATACAGCGTACTTAACTCTTCGCCGAACGCCGCTGCAAGATTTTCCCATGCAGCTTTTTGTTCCGGAGTAATGGGTGCCTTAGCAGGACGTAGTTCGCTAGCTTTACTCATTGCCTTACACATAGCATCTTCAGCGATGCGACCAGCAGCAATCATTGCAGCATAGTTAGGCTCAATGTTAAAGCGACGAGTTGTTCCACCTGGATAGCACATCACTAGATGATTGCCTTTTGGAAAACTATCGAGGTAGTCACTGTCATACTCCGCTACAGGAACGTAACGGCGACCAACCTTCTCGTAAAAGATCTTCTTCACGTGATTTCCATTATTACTAGTCATGCTACTATTATAGCAAGTTATTTGGATACTGTCAAGTCTTTTACTGTACGTTTGATTGCTTCAGCCATATTAAGTGCAGACTGCTTATCCAAAATCAATGTGTTGGATTGAGTATGCACTCCTTTGGTGAGAATATCCCATGCTGCGCGAATCCTGCTATAACCTTCACGCCAAAACTCGTTTGTAGTCTTTACATAGAAGGTTACATTAACAGCATCGATATCCTGCTCGTGGTCAACTTCAATCCACATGTCTACCCCATGATCAGGGTCAGTACACTCGCAAGGCACGTGGAATGATTTAGCATCCTTCCACTCACCCTGGAGCATAATACCTTTAGCAGCCTTCTGAGCTTTCAAAATCGTCATCCTTTAGATTTTCCTCATCAATAACTTTACGTAGTGCAAGTTCAATGAACTTGTTAAACGTAATATCCTTTTCGTGTGCTAACCGCATATACAGTAGCAGTTCCTCATCACTAAAGTCAACGTCGATAGATTCCTTACCATCTGTTTCAGTGATGCCAAAGTAAGTTAGTACATCAGTTCCGGCGGCTTGTAGTGCAAGCACTTCGTGTACTAACAGTTGAGTATACTTAATAAACTGTTCGTCATAACGACTAGCCCAATCAATAACATCACCGGGGTTCCAATCTTCGTTGCCCCACAATACAAATCCAGCTCGCTTAGCCAGGTTCTTTACATTCTCGTTCATGTGTTAACTCCAAAATGTTCTTTAATACCTTTAGACAGATCTTCTCGCCATGGTGTATCAAAATCTCGTTGATAGTCTTCATTGAAATATCGTACACATTCCTGCACAATCAACTCAGCAAATGTTTCGATCGAATACTTGTCATACTCGCCAAACTCAGGATGAGTTCCGGAAGTCTTGCTCTGAGACCAAAGTTCTTTAATTCGTTCGTTCATGGCATTGTCTTCCATTCCATAATTTCAGTTTTGCCTACTTCCGCTGCATGTGTATCACACAGAGTTTGAATCCAACCACCACTGCGAGCAACGCCAGGCGAGCCACAAGTCTCACAGGTTACTGCGGTCATGCTTTCAGCCATACGCTCAATACCGCGTACTTCATCGTCGCCGCCATTGTAGTAGAAGCGCAATGTGCCAAACTTTTCCTTGACTTGTACTGCTACTACTTGAGGGCAGGCCTCCGGCACAATCTTTAGCTGTGGCTCCGGATCAGCCAGTGCTTCATCAATCCATTTCTGCTGCCAGCTCTTTAGACGATTGTAAGTGCTGAAGTCTCCACGGATAGCACGACTCAGCGCACGATTCCAAACCAATGCATCATGTCGTTGACGGCGAGTATGATTGATATGACTTTGAATATTAGAACACATCATATCAATGATGTTATACCATCCATCGCCATGATCGAACCCCCAATACATGCAGGTACGGTTTGGTGGTGCATGACGATCCCTAAAGATCTTAGGATACTTGGCACACAGTTGCTCATCTAATTCTTTACGCATGTCCTTGTCCTCTTAGCATATCTTCTAAGCTCTTTGTTCCAAACGGATTCTTCTCATCACCAAATCGGCTGCTGCCTTCCTGCACTGCCATTTCCATATCCCATCGACTAGGATAGTGTTTAAGTAACCTGCTTGCTCGCTGTCTCACTTCCTTAGGCACACGTGGTGTCTTAGAAGGATCCAGCAAGTCACACAAGAAGTCGTATGTGTAATTAACTGCTCGAGTTCGTTCACTGGCTATTGTCATGATACATCTCTCTACGTTCAACACTATTGTAGCACGGAATGCATACACTGTCAATCTTTGGTCCGCCTACACTGTCAATTGCTCCTCGACAATATTTGCAGAGAATAAATGCCTGTGTAACAATACTACCTCGCGGCGCTTTGTAGATAGGATAAAATCCTTCCTCTCGTTCACAGTAACCAATTAATTCTCGTTCACGTGGATCCATACCGCCATCGCTGATTAGATCTGAATAGCCGCTCATGTTATCAAACTCCAAAGTGTTGCTGTACTGCATCTTTGCTGTTGCGAATGGTTTGCTTAACTAGGCCTTCGTCGAATGTTGTATACACATGATTGGTATTCGTATTTTCAATAGCGATATAACATTCGGCTACGACTAGCTTAACAAGTTCTTCTGCATTGTCGATGCTAATCCACTTACCGCTGGTATCTGTACCTACTCGTTGAATCAGTTCTCGAATCTTATTGTTCGTCATAATCATTATCCTCTTCAGTTACTGTTTGACCTTCTAGGTATTGATTATAACGCTTCTTGATCAAATGCACAAGTTTACGGTCACGATATGGATATACATCGGGCAACTTTAAACATACGATCTTCTTAGTTGTAATACCAATGTCCATAAGCATGTTACGGATTTCAACTTCATGCTCGCTGTCTGCACAAACGATTTCATCTGCCCACTCAAGTAACACTTGGTCAATGATGTTCAGTGCATAGTCAACGTTAATCCCTACACTGCGAGTATTATAGTTGTAGGGTTCAGCAGCTAGAGTATGAGCAATAGTAGGACTGCGAAGTAGTCCGCCACTGCACACTGCTAATACACGCTTGTACTTGCCTTGATAACGATTAGACGCATTACCAATGCGTTCCTTAGTCTGCCAATATGTTTCGTCTGGAGCGTTCATATTTAAAGTGTTAGTCCGAGGTTAATAAGTGTTACGTTTGAATTACGTTGTATGTTACGAGTATAAACATTTCTAATGCCCACTGTAACACGATTGGTTACTTTGTATCCCAACTCTGTTTGATTGCGTACATACATGAAGTCTGTGTACTCAAGCAGCATCTTGTTAATAAACACATACTTCTTGTCATCGTAACGAATCCAAAGACTGTTACGCAATACAGGTTTAGTATCAGTATCTGTACGCATTACACCTCCAGATACTTCGTTGCTGACCTTGAGTACATCAGTACGCAATATCTTGTGGCCATAACCTACTGCGGCCACAGCATTGTGTTGGTTAGCTAGAAAATGATCGTATTCATACTTAACAACGCCGAGAACATAATTCTTCTTATCTAGCGAATAGTTAACCTTCGCTAGACCGTAGAAGTCGTTCTTGCCAACCTTATTGGTCACATTCTGATAGTCGTGCTCAGCTTCATACTCTTGACGCCATCGGCCGCTCTCATGAATGTGTTCAATGTTAATGTTAGATGTAATATCCTTGCCGTCAATGATATTAGCACCTAGGTTAACTTTGGTTGTGCCTGCTAGCGCCGGCGCACTACACAGTGCTAGCAGTGTTGTTAGTAGAATCTTTCTCATTACTTTCCTTTGCTTTACGATTGCGAACACGCCAAGGCTCGCGAGTATCCAGCAGCTTATCAAATGCTGCACGAACAATCTCATCCTGTTCCTGCTCACTGTTCTCGCCGTTACCACGACGATGTGCATAACTCCAGCGACAGATATTAGTAATTAGATCGCCAACAACTTCATGATCCATTACAACTTCTGCGTTAAGATGAATCTTATGTAGCAGTTGCTCATATACCTGCACTTGCTCACGCAAGGTACGTAGCTCGCCTTCATAGCGTTCAAGTTCTAGGTTCATTGTCGTCTTTCTTTCCAAGATGGAATCCAGTTTCGTCTTCGTAGCCCTCAGGTGCGATCCAAAACAAGTACAGCAGGAATGCCGCGGGGAATAAAAAGATTGCTAGTATAACTTCCCACATTACCAATTCTCCACACCGGTGATCTCTATTTGCAGTTCACCTACTTCATCGTTGTGTATTACTGGAAAGTATCCTGTGAGCGTAGTACCAATGCCGCTGCCCGAGCTTTCCTCTAGCTTAACGCGGTTGCAATCAAACTTGTTCATGAGCCGCAGTATTTCTTCAATCTCACGACGATCTAGGGAAAATTTCTGTACCATACTTGTTCCATTTAGAATTCTAATACCATACGTTAAGTATACGCTAGAATTAGGGCAATGTCAAGTATTTTCTGATAGATATGATTCTACACCAAGAGCAACAGTGTCGTGCCAATCCTCACCAAAGTGTGCTAGGTCACGAGCATAAGTGTTAGAGCCTACACTAAGAGCATTGAAATGCACAAAGGGTATGTTTTTACTCTTAGCCCAATACTCAACCAGCTTGCGATTTTTAAAATAAGAAACCGCACTGTTGAGTTTTAGATTATTAATTATCCAATGATGTCTAGCTATATCTTGTGGTTCCCGGCTGCTGTGCTCTGTTACCAGTGTAAACAGTGGATAGGTATACACTGCGGTTCTCGCATGAGCAACTGTAGTTAACCAACTCATACGAGCAGGAGGTGTTTCGCATATGATCACAGCACGTGGTTGTTGTAAACGATGTTGATTCAACATCAGCCAAGCGGTGCTAAGGTCTAAACTGTGTCCGGGCATGCCAAGATTAACCAAAGTAAGTCCCATACGTTGAGCCAGCTTGGCTCCCCAAGTTTGTTCTAGATTAAGTCCAGTGCCATAAGTAAAACTACAGCCCAACACAACCAAGCTGGGTTCAGCTATGTCGTACTCGCGACAATTTGCACTGCGCCAACCTTCACTGTTGATTTCATATACTACTTCGCGATCAATCCACCCATTCTGTGCTAACAGCTCGCGATGATCAGGACTGTCTAGATGTCGACGATAAGTTTCAGCATTGTCACAACCTGTCCATTCAACTCGCACAGGATACGCTGCATCAGGAGTGGTAACGCCAAATACAGTACTGTTGTGCCAAACACTTTCAGCTACAGCACTGCTCAGTGTTAAGTCAGTGTGTTCTTGATATTCGGGCCCAACCCCTACATTATACAGTTCAGGTAAATGGTTATTCAGCAAACCATGCAAATATTCATCGTAGTCAGTGTCACTGGAGTAGAACTTCATGTGACTATTTATAGGGCGAGGCCGCTATTACAACGTATATAGCGGCGAAGCCGCCCCGCGCCCGAGTCCTACACAGCCTTCCAAGTCATAGTAAAGAACGCTGCATCCGCACTAGATTCAAACTTATACACAGCTAGCTCATCCGCACCCCAGCCGAGATCATGTATATCAGTAATAACTACGCCACGATAGGACTCGCAACACTCCTGCGCCCACAGATCCGCAGCACTAAAGTTTACACCGTCGCCGTCGTCTAAATATACTTCAATCACCAAAAACCACCCCTACAGTAAAATCTCAAAAATCTGCGCTTCGGTATTTCGCGCACTCACGACTTTTAACCACCTGCACAAAATAACCACCTACCCCACCATAATTATGATATATATTAATATATGTTAACAATACTATTAAAAACTGCACTGTTACTAATACTCGGGGGCTTTGCACTAGCATACCTATTCCGCGATCCCAAAGAGGATCAAGCAAAGCAAAACGCATTCCTAGACAGCATTACCACAGGCTTAGGCAACAAGTCCCGCTAGTTTAAGCAAACTAACTACCTCAGGTCCTGCAAAGCGTATTTCAAACTGCCAATCCATATGACTATAGCTAGCAGGATAGCGAGCGTTAGTTCTAATTAGAAACTCATGGGGCTGTACGCCCGCAGTATAAAACAGTTCTCGCAGCAGAGGAACGCTTACACGTTTAGAGGGTACATCTAACAGCTTTGCTAGATCCAATCGCATGTACGTATAGCTATAGTCCTTATAGGTTTCCCAGAACTCGTTTTCTTCAGGAGTAAAGTTCTTGTACACAGGCATTACAAGATAACACTCCGCACACTGCCCATACCCTCACCATATAGCTTAACACCACGAGCACGTACTAGGTTAGCAGTAGCTTGTGGATTGGATTCCCACATACTCCGCCAATCATCTTCCGTGAAAGACTCATCACAGTCAATGGCATACACTTCATAGTAGCGTTGACTGTTAAAACGTGCTCGCAGTAGTATGCTGTTAAGGATACTGTTTAGTGGGTTAGAGTTATTAGATGCATTGCCCTGTAGTATTTCAAAAGCATTAACTGTATCCCAATCCTCATATTGAGTAATAGGCACAATAGCTTCTACGCCCGTGCAATCCCAACTCATTAAAAAAGCATTAACTGTCATTGTGTTCTACCCTAGTGCTCATAGCTAACACAAAGAATCCAGCATTGGCGGGTGTCATAGTAACAAACGTTTTTGAGGGCCAGTTTAGCATACGCACACCCCAGTGATGCCCTAGAAAGCGATTCACAGTGTCGTTATTAATGCCCCGTAGCTTATAGTTATAGTGAGTTAAGAACCAACGCTCAAAGTTAGTGAACTGACTATCGCTTAGTGTAAACTTGTGTAGTTGCATAGGTAGTCTCTACATAGCCACTGACTAGATCAAAGAAAGCTTCAGGATCATCCTCACTCATAGCTATTAACGCTTTAAGTGCTGCTGGATTAATGCCCTCACGCTTAAAGTATGTAGCAGCAGCAGCTTCTACAACAGCTTGACTAAAGTAATTGATAATAGCAGTAGCGGGACGCATAACAGTATCTTTCTTTACAGTATATCTATACTATACATGTTTTGGGGAGAAGTGTCAAGAACTATTTGCTTAGTGTGTAAAAGAAGGTTCTACAGTAAAATCTTGAAAAATTTTGATTCCGGTATAGCCACCACCACCCGGTATTTTCCATCTACTCGTTTGAACCACCTACCCCCACGGTTTTTAAGTATTTGAAATCATTTGGTTTTTTTCATTAAGAGGCACACACATAGTAGTGTATAGGTCCCTATAGTCAGGCCACCCCATCTGCCCCTGTGTGTCCATGTATAGCTGTACTTGTTCACAGTAAGCACGCTCACTGCGCTGTGCATCTTCATAGTCACTGCGGCCAGCCCAACCGGCTAACACTATGAAGGCCACAGTGCCTGCACTATATGCTAATACTCGACTGTTAAGCATCTCACTCTCCCTGTATGATTAGTTCAGCACGGCGTACTCCAGCACTCCGTGTAATGCGCTTGAGGAAACCCTTAGCTGCTATATACGAGTCAAACACTTTGGTTTGTGGACTATAGTTATAGTATGTATATGTTACACTATACATTACACTATCTCCTTGAAGCCGAAGCGGTCTACCATATACATGCTGCCGTTGGTGTCTTGGATGATATCACCGACGCTTACGCTGTGCATGGGAGCCAGTCGTGTAATTGAAGTTTCTGGGCCCATGTTGCCCGTATGGAATACACCGTTGAGGTCGTCGGCTTCGATCTCACAAACGGGTTTGTAGTACTGCAAGTATTCTGGCTTGTAGCTTTTGAACCCGCCCATCATGGTGTCTAAGTACGCACCATACTCGGGGTACTGAGTTGCCGCGGCACTGTGGCCCAGCTCATTAACACTGTCATACACACTGTCCAGAACCTGGACTTGGAGAACTGTATACTGCATGGGCAACACTCCTTATCAAACACTATAACTATATAATAGCATCTTTGGGCAGGGTGTCAACCACTTTTGGGCATCATGATCCCCAATCGTCGTCCCATTCCCAGTCGTCATCTTCTAGATATTCATCGGGGCGCTTGCGGTATTTGGTTTCACGCCGGTCCCGATCACGCTGTTGTTCCACTCGATTATAGCGAAATGGGCTATCCTGATCCCACAATTCGCGATGAGTCCCGGGAGGAATCTTTGGCTTCTTCATGGTCCTACACTATATTAGGGGTTAGGGGAACAGTGTCCCCCACCCTGTGCGCTGCTATTAGGCCTCGGCTACGTCTGCAAACACACCCTCAGGTGCAGCTTCAAGCTCTACTTCAACTTCAAGTTCCTTGGCCACAGTCTTGGGTGCAGCTACCTTGCTCTTAAACAGCTCAACGCCCGCAAAGGTCCGCTCCACATACTCAGTAGCAGCAGCACGAGTCATGGGCTCGGGGAGCTCTACAAGGTTAATGTCAGTGTGACCTGCACTCTTGAGCACAGCAGTTCGGCGCGCAATGGTGCCAGTTGCTACACGCAGCTTGACACGACCATTGAGATTTGAATAACCAGCAATTGTAAAAGTCTTCGTACTCATTTGTAATACCTCATCTAACGTGCCGCTGTGTGAGGGGCTCAGCAGCTTCAGCCCTGGGGCATATGCCCTAACTCATACTACTAGTATAGCACCATTTAAGCAGGTGTCAAGACCTCTAACACCATTACTTTACCCTCGCGATCATAGTACTCTACAGTGTAATCCTGTCGCTCACCCTGGGGCAGCATGGTCCAAACACTTAGTTTGCGGCCAATATCCTCTCGCAAGTAGCCGTATTCATCGTTGAGGATTTCCTCACTGGCATGCCAAGCACCATCACTGTAAGAGCATACAGTAGGGGTCTCCCAGGGCTCACATACAACCGCATCATCCTCACGTACAGCGTAGTCTATGATATACTCGCGGCTCATGGGGTTTGAGTATTCAACGAGCTCAGTAAGAGTGGGAATACCCTGACTCTCAATGCGGGTAGCCTGCTTAGGGGTAATGTTCTCTACTACGTAGGTACTGCCACCCTTGAACTTCCAACGGGGCTGATCCTCATCACCGTAGTTCTCGCAGTACTGAGTCTGAATTACCAGCTTCATAGTGTCCTCGCTGTCACAACCTACATTATAATAATAGCAGGTTCTGCCCAAATGTCAACCACGATTTTCCAGAATAAAGTCCCGTACACGCTCGCGATCAATGCTGTCCCAGCAAGGTGTTCCCCCACTGTTAGCACTGTACCAACGCTCTAGCTGTAGTGTAGCATCTAGAACCTCAGCCCGTGTAGCAGCAACCCAAGGGTAAAGCTCACTACTAGTGCTGTAAAAGTCCAGCACGTACTCGATGAAATCTTCTCTATCCATACTAGTATAATAGCATCTTTGCGGGCATTGTCAAGACCTTTTTGGGCATGGTTTAACCCAATAGAATCAATGACTTAGCAGTGTACGCACAGTATAGCACTACAGTGAGCTATAGTAGAGGGTTTTTCCCGAAAATATTAAGCTGTGGATAACCTGTTAATACGGTGTGTTAAATGGCGCAATTTTGACGTCTACAGTGGTGGTTAGCTATAAGGAAGGCGTCAAAAAGAAAATTTTACCAATTATTCCGAAAATATTTTCACATCCCTTCACTACTATATACTGCGTTATTCTCTACTATACTACTACTATAGCTAGTGTATGACTCACATAGTTCCTACAGCTTACTAGCGTAGTTAAGCAGTTCTAGTACGTCATTAGGTGTTTGATAGCCCTGTACGTCACCGCCCTTATACTCTATAAACTCACCGTTAGCTGCTATAAGTGCAGTTTCCGCAGTAATAGCAATTTGTGGCTTGTTTAGATTAGTTCTAAAGTCTGCATTATAGTTAGTACCGTAGTTGCCAGGACCAAACTGTACGCTTACAGTATATCCGTTATCAAACGTGATCTGGAAACCCTTGTTATCGTTGATGCGAAACATATCGTTATCCTTTATGATTTGTTGTCTGTTGCGTCTACTATAATGTAGTGACCTCGTTGCAGCATACTAACGCAAGCAAACGTTGAATAGCCATCACGCTTACATTCGTTATACAGCATAACGTTAGCAGCAATGCCCAACAGTAGCAGCAATGGAATTAGGATTAGTATTACTAGGTTACGCACGACACTTCCTCTTTGTTACAGTTTGATAATAGCATCTTTGGGCATGTTGTCAACCGTTTTTGGATACTATTTTTAGCTTTAGAATAGGGCTAGAATTTACAAATAGGACTCGGGCGCGGACGCTCGCTGCGCTCGCTACTCGCTATAGTGTAATAAAGCCCTGCCCTTTGGGGACTAGGCTCGTAGCTTTTATGCTTGACATACTTGTGTGTTCTGCTATGCTAGTTATACGGAAAGGAATTGTTTATGCCGCAAGTTAATGCTCCCGCTACTGTATATAAAGTCGTACTTACTGAGTATGAACGGGGATGGGGCAGCAAGCATTGGGATACACTGTATTTTGATAATGCAGCTGAAGCTCGTGCTTATGCACTAAACTACAATGAGAAGCATAACAACTTGGATTACGCTCCGGATTGGTATGTACGTGCAGACTATGTAGGGCCCGTAGCTTAGTCAAAAAGAAACCCCATAGTGTTTATACTGTGGGGTTATCTTTTGTTATTCTACGTTAAGGGCAGTGTATAAATTTGTCCAGTGACTACTGGGGAACATTTCTGCGAGACGTTCCACAATGCTGTGCAAATCCATTATTAGCTCTTTTGAGTAAACTTTTCAGCCCAGTCACTAACAGTCTTTGCAGCCTCTTGTGCTTTGCCAATGGCATAACCCGCTAGGCTCATGCCTGTGCGTTCAAAGTTATTAAACATTGATTTGGTATATTCAGTTTGTGTGTCCACAAAACTGTTTAGGCTTTCAGCTAGTTTAGTATCAAAAACTGTGCTGTTTACCCAATTTTTCTTTAGATTCTGCACTGATTCTACAGCGCGATTAATTGAAAATGCTAACATATGTTTTCCTTTCCTTAAGCGAAACGTTAGTGTTTATAGTACTGCAAAAATGAAAGCCCATGTAAGTGCTAGCATTGAGCTTAGACCTACGATGTGACCTGCGCGGCTAACTAGAACCGCACCCTTATTATGTGTCATTTGTATTCTCCTCGTATTGACAGAGTTTTTGTCCTGACTTTTCAGCGACATTGTATTTATGCTGCAACGCAGCAAAGATATGTTTTTCTGGCTTAAAGTGGTAGCCAATGGTTAGCGTATCTAAACGGTTCAATCTCAGTGCCGTGCAGTATGTTAAATGCCACAGTTACACGATCTACCTCGCCCTTGTAGGGCCAAGTTCTATGATACCAATCGTCGCGATTAGGAATAATACTTAATTGATTAGGCTGTTGAGGAATATGAATTACACGTGATTCATTGCGATAGCTGGTAACAGTGTCATTACCGCTAACACAAAAGATGCCGTGATAGCTGGGATACTGTGGTTCGTAGTTGTCGTAATCCTCTGCAATGTGTGTCTTGTGCTGATGCCAATTGTGATATTGACTGTTAGTGTACACGTTTGCCCAACATTTAATCCACCAATCAGGACCTTGATTCAACTGACTCCAACTGCTTCTAATAGCATTGTATAGCGCACTAATCCCGGGCAAGGGATATAGCAGTAAGTTATAACCGTTGTATGTGTCGCCGATTAGTTTATTTTCCCTCATAGGATCCGGAGCAATACCTTTAAGGTTAGTGTTAGCATAGTCTACAATTTTCCGGCAGCTAGACTCTAGCTCAACTAAGTTAATGTTGTGCTGCTCCACCCAATAAAAGTTTTCTCTGCTCTCAATCATGTTTAATCAATCTTAATATGAGCGTTAGGTTCTGCAAACTGCGATAGAACACGGCGCTTGCTGTGTCCGCTGTGTCGTGCATTGTGTGCTTCAAGCCAAAGTCGAATAGGAATTAGTCTAGCTAATTTCTGAAAATGCTGTTGGTTATGCACTAGTATTTCTTTGTGATCAGCAATACGCTGTGCAAGTTCGTCTAAGGGCAATGCTAATACTGCTCGAATAGAGTTATGCATAGAAGCGGCTCTGCTGTCAGGATCAGCAATTTCGTCATAACTCTCGTCCCAGATATCACTGAATGTCTTAAAGCCTAGTTCACGTAGGGCTGCTAGGCTGCGATAGCCTGCATTAAGAAAGAAAGGCATGCCCCATAGCAACGGCCTTGCGGTCTTTTCAGTTAGGAACACTGTGTTAGGGTCAGGGATTTTATCTGTGATTAGCTGATTAGGCATACGGCCGATTTGCAGTATATCCCAGTTATAGCTTTCTTGTTCTATGTTTGTGATAGTTTCTATTACAATCTCAAAGCAGCTTTGAGCATAGCAATCAATTAGCTCTTGTTCACTTTGATAATTCCACGCTGTGGAGATTTCACTAAAATGTTTTACTGGCTCAACGCCATTAGGCAAACGATTTTCAGCCGCAATATCTGGCGCTTCGATGTAAATGATCTGCCAGCTTTCAGGATCAAAGTGCCAAGTGCTGTAGCCTTTATCTAATAGATTCTCACTGTGCAAGAACTTTAATAGCCCTACACGATCATAACCAGCGCGACCATTAAAGGTGCAGTAATGCTTGACAGGAGTTTTGCTGAAAATCTGTCTAAACTCAATTGGCTTGTATTGTTCTGTTGCAGTCTTATAATATCTGTGGAAGAATAATGTAGGCAAATGGTCTACAGTTGCAAACATTTTCTCATAATTATTATGTTTACACCATTCGTTGTACTGCTTTTCTACATAATAATTTCCGTGAATTAAATGCCAATTACAGTTTTCAAGCGATAGCTTTGCAATACTCTGATGAATTAAATCAAAAATAAGACCCTTGCGTTGATTATCTGCTTGTAGAATATGTGCTTCGTAGCTGTAATCAATTACCCAATCCGTAATATCAAACAATTTATTAACAGCCATCACATCGCTGTATAGCATATCCCAATTGTATTTTGCACTAATATGAAGAAACGCTATGTTCTTAAACACCTTGATAGTGATAATTTCGCCGCGCTCATCCCTACGGTGTAGAATTTTATAGAAACTATCTGGAGGTAGCAGCTTACCATTATCAAATGCTAGAGGAATACCTGCGTTAATTACACGCTCAACCTCAACAATCTTTTCAACTGTCTTAACTGGCTTAGGTTTAGGTGGTAGCCATTCTAGCTTAATGCCGCTCTTGCTTAGAAACTGTTCGCCACTGCCCTTGGCTGCTACATACTGCTCGCCATAGTATACTGTGCGGATGCCGCTTTGATGAATCAGTTTAGCGCATTCCATGCAGGGCATGTGAGTACAGAACAGTACAGCGTCACGTGCGCTTTCTGGGCTTTGTGCTAGTTTAGCAATAGCGTTTGCTTCTGCATGAAGTACCTGGGGTTTAGTTTTAAGTTTGTAACGACCTTGTTCATCTTGATAAGGCCATTGCATTTCAATCTCTTCAGGATTCAACCAACCACCAGCGTCCTGCGGCATATATTCGCGATCTTCGCAGTTATTGTCCCAACCCGATGGCATACCATTATAACCGATGCTGATGATACGGCGATCTTTCACAATGATAGCGCCCACTTGAGCGCGAACTGCTGTGCTTAGGTCAGCAAATTTATATGCTGTATCCATAAAAGCATCTAGATGCTTTGGCTTCATGTTTTGTTCGTCGCTCATTCTCGTGGCCAATTTACAATATAATCTAGGAGCTCATCAAAAATGCTGTTGCTCCATTCATAGTTAACTTTGATATAGTTTTCGCTTATGCTATCTAATACACGTTCAATGCGCTCGTCTACTACACAGCTTTGAATATAGTCCTGCAACCTACCTTCTTGTTTGAAAGAATTAGCTTGAGGCCTTTTCATTACTATGTTGATATTTTCATAACGACGATGGCATTCTAATACCAGTTTGTCCAAAGTGTCACTGTACAAGGGTTCGCCGTACATGTCACGGTAAACAATGTTTAGCAGCATAGGGCTGTCAGTGATACAGTAATCAACTTTACCATCCAGACGAATCATTTGACGGTGTTGGTTGGCCGCTAGGTAGAACTGGTCACGCATAACTTCGCTGTGACCTTCCCAAACCATTTGCTTGGCGTATTCGTTTATTAGTTCTACATTATAGCCCCGACTCTTCATATGATAGAATAAGCCAGCTGCATGTGTACTTTTACCTACGCCCGCACCACCAAAAAAGTTAATAACCTTCACTGTGTCCCCAATCGAATTGCCATCCTCGCATCTGTCCGTGTGCTAGTCTCTTAGCTGGCTTTAGATTACCCAAGCTGAGATTAATCCACGCAAGGTCATCCTCAGACCCCGGAACGGCATATACTCGAGTGTAGATTCGTGTTAATGTTTGACCTGTTTCCAGCTCTTCTACTTCAGTCTCGTTTACAGTTTCTAACTCTAGTTCAATGCCGCTGCTTGCTGTCCAATATTTAATATCCTGACTTAGATTGCTCACAGCTTCTTGAAACAAGTCGTGGTTCAGCTTGAAGTCTGAACCATTCTCAACTCGCCTGATGTAATCTTTGTCTAGGTCAACTAACAATAGTTTAGTTGACATAGATCAAAACGCCTTCCAGTAGTTGAAGGCTTCTGGACGCTCGCGAGTTAGCTTTAGCGTATCGCCGCGGCTATTAATGTACGTGAACTCGCCAGTGTCGCCGTTAATGTTGCGTAGGTCAGTTGGTTCAAACTGTGCAGTACGATATTCATCGCTGTCTGTGTCAGTATCAAGTTCGTACTCAATATTAATAACACGATGGCTTAGAGGGTTGGTCTTCCAGAACTTATCGTAGAGCTTGGTTTCCTTGATTGGCTTCTTGTCTACTACGAGCTCAATCTTAAACTTACTGCTGCTGCTTTCCTGATCATACTCAGGCTTTGCGTTTAGGATTTCCATTGCTTCCTGTGGACTTTCGTTGTAGCGGTTCATATCTTCAACTAGGGCCTTAAGCATATCAAAGTTAAACTCAGTGAACAGTGCTGCAATCTTACAGACCTGAGGAATGTACTTCTTTTCGTTAAGGTTCTCTTCGCAGTATTCAGTAATAAACTCTGCTGATAGACCCTTAAAGTCTAGCATGTAAAAGATACGACCAGGACGATTACGCATATGACGATCAATGCGCCACTTGTCATTACAAGTTAGAACGAACAGCTTCTTTGAAGGGAATACACCGTCTAGCAGTGTAAGGATGCTCTCCTGTTCCTGGCTGTCATACACCTTTTCAAACTCGTCAAACAGAACAATGCAAGGCTGACTGATATCTTGGATTAGCTTGTTGAACTTGTCGCCATGCCAGCTATCGTTAATAACAATAGTAGGCATACCCATCTTTGCACCTTCAATGCAAAGGTTCTTTGCTAGCAGAGTCTTACCAGATCCCTTCTCACCAGTCAGCATAACGCCAGTGCTGTTGTCGCGGTCCATAAAGGTACGAAGGATACGATCTGAGTTGCGTAGTGTATCGCCGTAGTAACGGCTTAACGGAGTGAAGCTGCCGATATGTTCTAGGTAAAGGTTGCCGAATGCATCTTCCTTTACGATAAAGTTTCCGGCTGGTAGCTGCTCGTGAATGTCTAGTGATTCTTCGGTTGCTACACGATAGCTGCTGCCATTCTTAAGAAAGTACGTCACTTTTAAATCCTTACTCTGTGTTACTATGTCTTTAGTATATACGAATTATGGTATTGTGTCAATTACTTTTGCGTTCACGTTTGATATTTTCTGCTCCCCAAACACGCTGCCGCAGATTGCTACTACTAAAGCTATGGTCTCGGCTGTTGAATATTAGTTCAATGCCTTTTCTATCACAGATGTTGCGTCCAGTAAAGTCTTTGTCAGCATACTCAATGCCCAGGATACGAACATCGATAGGCAGTGTTAGTAGAATGTCTTCCAAATCCTTTTCGGTTTGGTATACAACAATCTCATCTACAAAACGGCAAGCACTAACTTGTATCTGTCTCTCTAGAATGCTCTGTACTGGAGGGTTCTTTGAATCAGGACGATCAATTGTAGGATCTGTTTGCAGTCCCACAATTAGATAATCGCAGAAGTTCTTTGCTTCACTTAGCATAGCAATATGCCCTGCGTGAAAAAGATCAAAGGTGCTAAAGGTAATACCAATAGTTTTACCTTCGTTCTTTAGTTGTTTAACTTTGTTGAATATCATTGTTACGCTTGCCCTTTACAAGAACTTTAATTACTTCTAGATCACGCATAGCATCCTCGAGAATAGGATACTCTTTGGCTAATGCTTCAAGTTCTTGTTCTTCCTGCATCTTTTTTCTAGCCCACTGTAGAGCTTCATAAAGTTCATTTTCTAAACTGATGTTAGTATAGCCCTGACTCACTTGTCGCCAACTGCTGCCATCCCAAACTTCGAGCTGACCGTTGTTATAGCGTACTTCACCGCTGGCAGGATTGCCCGGTGTTGAAGAATTTAGATAAACTGGATATGCGCCTCCGCCATGTACTACAATGCCCGGGCCGCCTGAAATATTTTGAATCATTGTGAAATTTTTTCTTGAATGAATACACCTGTTAGTGCTTCTTCTAGATTATCGTCGTCGCGAATTAGATAAGTGTTCTCGCGGTGCCGATCAATCTTACCATTGTACTTGCTCACAGTTACAATATGTCCACCAATAGCTTTTTCTAGACGCAGTGTGATACGTTCGTCGCTACTGCGTTCGCGAGTAATAGTATCACGACTTGGTACTAGCTCGGCTTCGTACTCGCTATCCATTTCACGAATTGCATTGCGAATCTTTTTTGCAAACCACTTAAACATTCTGTTTGTTCCTTTTTGTTTCTTTCGTTTAGGTCCGGGAACACCACCGCCTATTGCAGTTACCCGGTTAATCTTTGCGCCACTCGTATATGCTGTTGCCTGTTTTGAAGCGTACATATTCGCTGCCGTCCCCATTGACTGTATCCTCTAGTATTTCTGTGATTACTGTGGTCTGCCACCAATCCTGTGCAGAGTAGCTACGTGCATAACCGCTGCCTACACGCATCACATAACCAACTTGTGGCCGTGCATTGTTAATATACTGTACATCTACCACCTTACCATTCTCATCATATGTAGGAAGTAGCGCCATGCTCATAGTGCCGCTGTCACCCATTCCGTCACGAGTTCGATACATCCAATAAGCCATTATGATTCCTTACTGCGGCGAATGCCTTCTGCAATAGCTGATGAAAACCATTCTTTGATTTCCTTGTTGCATACCCATGCAACAAAAACAATAAACAAACCTGACATTATGCAACTCTCCCCAGTGTTAGATAAAAGTAACGATCTAGTTCAACTGTATAGTCCTTGTCCATCACACGCTTATAATAGATATCTTCTAGTAGTCTACGAGCCTCAGCTGGGCTTGCATCGCTTATCGATAGATTCCTGCGTTCGATTTCTTCCAGCAGTTCGTCGTCATCGAACTCGTCTAGGTCAACATCTACTTCAACATAAGTTTCGATTCTAGCCATTGTGTTTTACCTTCCAAAGTTTACATATTCGATTGAGTCTGAATCGTTCATGATCACAGCACCCCAAAGGTCTCCGCCTTTTCCGCTGCCGCAATCTAGGAATACTGATGTACCATTTTGATGGTTAGTTACAACTGTAGGACGAGCTTGAAACTGATCCCAGATTGGCTCAGGCTTCAGAGGAGTAGGATCATGACCTACAAAAACAGTTACTCCTTCTGGCACATATTCAGTCCAGTCGTATACTCTAAGAGGGTAAATCTGGCCTTTCCAATCGTACTGTTTAGAATAGTCCGCCATACCATTTCTAAATGTGCTCAATACTTCATCATTAAGTTCACCCTCCCAGAATCGAGGATGAAAACCTGCGTGAGCCACAAAGTAACTGCGTCCATTAATTGTGAAGCTGACAAAGTCGTGAAGTCTGTTGCATAATTCTAGAAATGCCTGTTGAAATTGACGATCATCGTGAAATTGACTGATAGTAATTTTGCTGGGCCAGCCAACTGGTGTCGAGTTATCAGCCAACCAGCGTCGAACCTTCCATTCGTGATTGCCCCAAATAGCATATGCTTGTTCAGCAAAAATAAGTTCTAACATGGCATCAACTACCATGTCGCCCTCATTACCGTTGTCGACTAGATCGCCTACAGCAACAATTGTAAGATCGTTAGCTACTGCATATTCCACTGCTCGTGCAAAAGGTGTATAAACCGCGTGGACATCTCCAAGCACAAGATACCCACTCTGTTCGGTTTTTAGTTCCATTTTTTACCTATTCTTCTGTATTATGTGTGTTATTGTAGCATATTTATTTTGGTGTGTCAATGATAAATATAACTAATGGTAGGATTCTTTAGGAGTAGCCGTGGCTGAAGTCAAAAATTATGGTCTAAGTGGCGTACATCGTACACTGCAATTGGGCAAGCAAGGTCCTGTTCTTGTAGGCAACGCTGATACAGATAGTTTCAGTGTCACACTACAAGACGCAGCAACGTTAACAAATATGAGTGGTGCAAACGCTACCAGCGGCACACACTTTATTACAAAATCTCAATTAGATGCAGTTTATACAGAAGCTACGTTCTTAGCCAATGTTAACTACAACGACAGCAGTCCAATTCTACTTGGAAACATCAGCTACGGTACAAAAACAATCATTACCACATTTGAAGTCACAACAGCATTTGATGATCCTGCTGCAATAGTAACAGTTGGCGATAGTTCAGATAACAGTTTGTTGATGAGCGACAGTTATGCGGAAATTGAAGTTGCTGGTACATATCAAACAGTTAACGTAGTTGAGTTTGCCAGCAACAGTACACTGAACATTTATGTAACACCAGCTGGTGCTACACAAGGTGCTGGTACTGTTCTAGTAAGTGTTGTTGACGGTCCAGTTGTAAATGGTGGTGCAATCAATTATGGCTCAGGTGGCGGCAATGCAGCCAACGTAGGCGAGTTTGTATTTACAGATACTACATTAACTGTATCTGGTCTTACCAACGAAGATATGTATGTTAAGGCAATAGATGATTTATTTCTAGATGCGCTGGATGATGATGTTCACTTACGAGCTAGCGACGACATTAGATTTAGAACCGGACATGACTTTGCCGCAAATACTTACACATGGGAATTGCGATATACCGATGGCGGCTTAGCGATTTTTTATAATTATACAGCAGGTAATGATTACGGTTATATTCGACCAGTTGACGATGCCGGTTCACTGGGCATGTCATATGAAGGCCTCAACGATGTTTATCTAAAATCCAATAATGGTGATAAAACCTGGAAGTTTGCTAGTAACGGTGATTTAATATTACCAGCAAGTGGCGACATTAAGAACAGCTCAGGTACAAGTGTACTAGGCGCTGGTGGTATATCCCTAGCAGATATAAGTGTTGCTTCAAACAGTCCAAGCGGTAACGGTAGCTTATCTTATGATAACACTACTGGTGTTTTTACATTTACACCTGCTGATGCTAGTTTAAGCAATTACAGCAATACTGATGTTGTAACCTTACTAAGTAGTTTTGGATCAAATACACTAATAACTACAGGTAATATAAGTGGTGGTAACGTTATTTCAACAGGTAAATTTGTTGGTGACGGTAGTGCTCTTACAAATGTAACTGTAAGTGTTGCAGGAAATATTGTAGGTACAAGTCAAAACGTTTCGCTGGTTGCTGGAAGTTATACTGCTACTTTTGATAACACTGGTGTGCTGACCTTGCCTGCTGTTGGCGGCAGCGAAGGTGGTGAGATCAATTTTGCAATTCCTACTGCCAACACTACTTTAGTAGATCGTGTAAAATTAGATGTATATCAAGATAGAGTTAGAATCTTTGATGGCAGCACTAAAGGTGTATATATTGATTTGAGCCAGGCAGCAACAGGTGTAGGCACATTACTAAACAATCGTGTGAGTGCATTTGTTAATGCTGGCACATTTGTCACAATGGACAATATCAAAGCAACTGTTACTTCAAGCGCACCTCGCGGATTAAGTTTAGCAACAGTATCCGGAACATTCTCTTACAACATAGCTGGCAACTTTGCTCTTTCGGGTGGACCTGGTGCATCAGTAGCAGCAGGACAAACACTGACAACAACAGCAACTGGTTCAATATTTGGTTGGGGCTTTACAGTATCCGGCGATTTATCGACTTATGTACTAACAGATACTACAAACAGTAGATGCTATCGTATTACATTACAGATAGGTGCTAGCTTCAACAACAACATGATCAGCATTGAAAGATTAATCTAATGTTTATACAAGGCGTAGCACTCAAAGGCGTTACAGTTGTTGATAACACTAGAGTTGACAATAGTGTCACATCAGGTTTAGAGCTGTATTACGATCCAAGTAATAACACAAGTTATCCGGGTAGTGGTACTACCTTATACGACTTATCACCCAGCGGTGTTAATGCCACGTTATCAGGTAGCCCTACAGATGCAGGCAATTGGTTTACATTTACCGGCTCACAGAGTATTCAAACAGGCAACTTAGCTACCTTGTATAGTGGCTGGCAGCACAGTTTAGAAGTATGGTTCAGCCCCAGTGCTGGTGGTGCGGTGTTTAGTGACACTGGCTCTGGTCCTACTAACACAGGTTATCATAGTACAGGTTTAGAAGTCTACCAGACAGGGCCATTCTACAATGTTAACGCTATGTTATGGAGTAGTGCAGGCGTTACTAGAGTAGGCGGAGGTATCCCCACGCTCAACAACTGGTACCAGCTGGTCAGAGTCTATAACGGATCAAATACTGCTTATGCTTATTTGAATAAGGTTAAATCTAGTGATACTGCTATCGCTTGGACTACTCCCTCGCCGGGGTGGTATCTAAATTTTGGTAACAGCGATACTACAAAATTTGCTAATGGTGCGGCATTCCAAGGTAAACTAGGAGTGATAAGACTTTATAATAAAGTTCTTACACAAGCAGAAGTTACGCAAAACTACGACGCAACTAAATCCTTATACGGACTTTAAAATCCAGCTATCTTAGCTTGTATTCCTTTTAACACTTCATTGCATACTGCATTGAATTGATTGTCTGGTATGTCATGTAGCTCACGCATACGATCTACTGCACTGCGAACAGCAACTAGCGGATCGCTACGACCACTAGCAATATGTTTCCACACCATGCCACCGGGCTTGAATTCAGCTTCGTTTAGAATGTTATCAATTACACTGATAGCCATGGTACTTCGTTAACATCTCTTTGAACTGATCTTCTCCGCCATTAACATTTTCAATCCACTCGTCAGCAGCTTTATGGTCAGCATCGTCGCTTACATACTTATAGCAAATAAACTCTACGCCATGTTGTAAGCAAACAAAAGCTAGGGCGTAGCTTTCCATATCAACTAAATTAACTTGATCCCCAAACGGTGCTTCATCTAGCTCTGTAGGATCTGTTACAAAATGATCTTGAGTACTGCAACAGAAGAACTCTGTGCCTGCAATCCAAGGTGTAACTTCAACCAAATCTTTGTGCGGAAGGTTAATAGCACAACTACGGAAGTCACTCTCAATAAATTTATTAACAGGATAAAGGTGGCCTTTGGTTACACCTTTAATGCCTCCTGCTGTGCCGTAGTTAATAACACGCTCGATGTGCGGATTAAGTGCTAGATACTTAGACAGTGCTGTTGCTGCTCGTACCTTACCTACACCAGTAAACAGCACTGGCCCACCCCAAAAGGTAGGAAGTTCCATTTCCAGTGCTGCTACTACAACGGTACTCGGATGAGTAAAACGTGCTGCCATTAAACAGTCCAGCCAGTCTTCTTTGCGCTTGTGAAGCCTAAGAATAAGTTAGGGTCTGGATTTTCGTTAACAAATTCGAATACACGTTTAATGTGTTCAATGTCCTTGTAGTCTCGGACACTGCAAACTTCGTTGGCAAAGTGTAGTTCTACACCGCTGTCTACAGCTAGCTTAAGCAGTTCGTATCTACGATCAGCATCATCAGGTAGGTTAAAGATGCTGCACATTACAATAGCATCGATATTATAACCAGTGATGTACTTCTCTAGCCCGGGGAGCCAGTCTAGGAATTCGTTTTCAAACTGATAATCGTTGATACGAATACCATGCTTGTTAATATATTGATCAACAATTGCTCGCTGCATTGGTAGTGGGATTGGGCTGCTGAACTTAGTGTTCCAGCCAGCATAACTGATCCAACGCTTGCTTGTATCTACTGGACGAGTATCTTCTTCCTCATCTGGGAAGCGGAAGTAGCCACCCGGTACCTTACGACCATAGTAGCCGCCCTTAACTAGTACACGACCGTCCATACTCCAACGAGTAATTTCTGTATCATTATTAAAGTTACCGTGAATGTGGTGCTGCTGGAATAAGTGTGCTTGTCCTGGTTCTAGTGTAACTGGCCAAGTATGCTTGCTGCATTCTTCTTGTAGCTTATCGTAACTCCACTGCTCATTATAGCAACGCTGAGTTAGATCATCACTTTCTTCCCAGCCCATAATCTGCATACTGTTGTTGCCGTAGCAACGGGTAAACGGTGTCCAGATTGTACGGAGACCAATACCGTTACCTACCCAAATGCCTTGGTGGAAAGCTAGAAGTCTACCAACCTTTGCTTGGTTTGGAATAACGATGCGAATAGTAAAACTACGCTGCACCATCCACTCATCGTCAACTAGATCCTTTAGTGCATCTTTATAATATGCATCTGCTCTTGCAATGAACTCTGGTGTGTCACATGCTCGCTGACAATGCTTGCCTAGCTCTGAAATTTCTTGTGGGGTAAGGATTTCGTGAACAGTTTCTAGACTGGTAATCTGAGGAAACTTTTGCTTTGCAATATTTAACCAGTACTCAGGCCAGTTATGTTTCGAAAGATCGTAGTTTAGTGTTTTATTGTCCCAACGGGGATCAAGTTCGTTTGGATAGCTCATAGTTTCCTCAAAAGTCTAGATTAATATTAAGCTGAATGTAGTTACCTTCGTGCTTACTAAAATATTTACTCCATGTGTCCTTGTCCCAGCTATTATTTAGGTTATTGCGTCCGCCAAAGCTAAATTGTCGTCTGTGCTGTTCTAAGAACTCACGGTTAAGTGTTAACTCGTCATCAGTAGGTTTAGTGTGCCTGTCACGGTACATGAAGAACATATAAAGTTGACTGTACTCGCTCCATATGTTCGATCCTCCTGGGACTACATTCATCTTAGAGTACTTGGAAAACCGTTCAACGTTTTCGTCTCTACTCCAAATGAATGCACGATAAAATGTTTTAGGAAATAGATTCCACGCTGCTTCTTGCATACGATGTCCTAGTCCCTTACCCCTATGTTCCGGAAGTATGTATATACCTCTAGGACGAATATGCATGTCGCTTAGGTTATAGATGCTGATGTAGCCTACTGTAGTTTCATCAACAACATACTTCGCTGGGAAATAAATTATCTTATTAGCCCAGTCGGATTGGTCGTACTGAATAATGCCGTAAGGGTTATTAAAGATAGGAATAGTACTTGGGCTGTTACTATACCACAATGGTGCTATTCCTTGTTGGAACTCAGCCCATGGAATAATTTCTATTCGCTCTCTGGTGGGTTCTCTTTCAACCATTTAATCATTGTGCCTACATCTGATACGTAAAATGGATCGCTAGCTTTGTCATCTTCAATGCCTGGTTCAACCCACATCATTTCAATAACGCCGTCGTTGATAACCATACTGTACCTCCAACTACGATATCCAAAGCCTAAGTTTTCTTTGCGTACTAGGAAACCAATCTTACGAGTAAATTCGGCGTTGCCATCTGGGATAGGCTTAACGTTGCGAATGTTTAGTTGCTTGAACCATGCGTTCATTACAAAGCTATCATTTACGCTCAAGCAGTATACTTCATCGATGCCTAGCTCACGTAGTGTTGCGTACTCTGCTTCATATCCAGGAAGGTGTGTGCTACTACAAGTAGGAGTGAATGCCCCAGGTACACCTAGTAGAGCTACACGCTTGCCTTTGAAGTAGTCAATGCTAGTAATGTCTCTCCATTCGAAACCGGGTGTTTCGTCGGTTTGAACTCTGCATCTAAATGTTACGATTGGTGCTGTGATTCTAAATGTTGCCATATTACTTTCCCTGTGTGTGAAGATATTTATTTGAGCAGTTGAATTGCTTCTTTGAGTTTTGATCCTAAGATCGCAATATCGTCTGATGTGTTATAAGGGGCGATGCTGATCCTAAGCAGTCCGTTGTTACTAAGCATGTTAACAAATGGATGAGCGCATAGCTTACCGGATCTAACTGCTATGTTCTTGCTGCCTAAGATAGTTGCAATATCATACGGACTATATTTGCTTCTAAAACTAAAGATAGTTGTAAGTTCTTTGTCTGGGAAGATGCGATCTAACTCCACAAGACTTTTAATATCTTTATTGTCTAACATACAATCATATAGTTTGTATTCAATGCGTTTAATTTCTTCGTAGGTTACGTAGTTAATGAACTCAGCAGCAACACCAAAGCCTAATACGCCTGCAATATTCTGTGTGCCAGGTTCAACACGTTCGATCGAATTTTTAAACATCGCATTGTCGAACCCAAGATGGTCAACTTGCCCTCCACCAAATGTTAGCGGTCGCAGATCCTTAAATCCGTATCTAGAATATAGTGCGCCTACTCCGGTTGGACCGTACATCTTATGTGCGCTGAATACTAACCAATCTGGTTGATACTTTAGGTCTGACACATCAATCTTTTTGTGTGCAACAGTCTGCGTAGCGTCTAAGCACACAACCGTTCCAACTTCTTTAGCAATAGGTATTAGCGTTTGCCATTCGCTGCTAAACCCTGTAGCATTAGAATTAGTAGTGATACTTAGAATTGCTTGTGGGTTCTTTTGGATAATTTCTCTGGCTGCTTCTAAATCAAATCCGTGACTACCATCACTATACACCTTTAAAGGTATAACTTTTAGTCTACCGTTCTCAATGCTTCGACCACTTGCTAACCAAGGTAGAATGTTTGATGTGTGTTCAGCAGCCGACACAATTGCAACTGGAGTCTCTTTGTGCCACTCAGCAACAAAGTTTAATCCTTGTGTTGCACCAGAGGTGAACATGATTTTTTCAGGTGGCGCAGAAATTAAGTTAGCTACTTGTAAACGAGCGTTCTCGTAATCTTCTGTTGCGCGATCACACAGCGGATAGCTACCACGATGCGTAGTAGCTCTGTCATAGTTGTAGTATCTATTCATGCGATCAACCACCCAACGATGTGTTTGAGTGGTTGCTGCATTATCTAGATAAACTAGATTTGGATTATTTTTTAATGTAAGGAAATCTTCTTTACTGAAGAAGTCACCGATCACTTTACACCTTTTCTAATACAATTTGCAAAGGATGTCCGTTGTGTCGACTAATCACAGTTGCTTCTTGTACCTTCTGCTCGCCAATTTCGTAGTTATATGAACCTGCAATGGCGCGGCCTTCCTTATGGATAGTCAGTGTAATATCCTTGGCTTGGTTAATGCTCTTGTTAAAAATCTCAATGAGAAGATGGATAACAAAGTCCATAGGAGTATAATCGTCGTTGATAAAAACAACGTTATACCTCTCGGGGTATTTGATATCAGCCTTGCTCTTAGTAGATACTTTAGACTTTACATTACTCTTTGCCATTTAAAATTCCTGTTAGGATTATGATATACTTAGTGGGGGAGAGTTTCCCCTCCCCCTTTTTATGAACAGCGTTACTTAATTGCAATACGCTTTGGCTTTGCAGCCTCAGGAATATTGCGAATCAACCGAACCTTAAGGATGCCGTCCTTAAGAGCAGCAGACTCTACTTCAACATGTTCTGCTAGCTTAAATGTGCGAATGAAGTTGCGTTCAGCGATACCCTTGTGTAGGTACTCAACTGTAGTATCAACCTCTTCTGCAAGTACAGCACTCTTGCCCGAAACCTTCAGCTGATTATTCTCAACTGTGATCTCAATGTCCTCCTGGGTGAACCCTGCTACCGCTAGTGTAATCTCATAGACGTCTTCCGCGCCTTCCTTTGAGATACGGGCAACATTGTATGGAGGATAGCCTGTGCTAATGAATGATGGGTTTTCAAACATGTCGTCAAGTAGACGATCAAACCCTACTGCTACTTTATATAGCGGACTGTTAATAAGGTCCGTTGTGACACGTAGTTGCTTAGTCATATATTATCTCCTTTATTAAGCAAGATTAGTGTGTAGCATTTGTAATACCCGTATGGCGTACTACTTGCTACACATTTATTTATACAACCTATTTCATCACTAATAAAAAATAGGGTGCATTTCTTTCATAGTAAACTGTTTATAAGGCAGTTCACTAAAAGAAAGTTTAAACAAGGCGTAATCAGTTGGCTCGTTGAACAAGGCAACCACCCTTAAACGTAGCGACATCGACTCATAGTGGTTGTCTATGTTTTTTTCAAAGCTGATGTTTACGCCTTGTTCCTTAGCCCAATCCCATAGCGGCGATAGTGTATTGTGAATAGCACTATCTATTAGGTAGTCATAGTCACTACTATCGGATATTGAACAATTTATAACAGGAAACTTTTTCACGAGTTCTCAAGTTTTTGCTGTACAATAGCAGCCTTTACATCCTCAACGTCAACAATTCTAAAGCCAGTAATAGGCTTAACTTTGTCAATCATGTCAGTGCCATCTTTCCAAGTAGTACTAGCAAGAAAGCATTCTTCTGCAATCTTAGTTGCTAGACTAGCGGGAACGCAAAGGCTCCCGTAGTCACTAAGCATAAAATACTTCTTACCTTTTAGATCAATATCCATAGTCACTCGCCTAGTTGTTCAAATGCCATCTTACGAAGCTGCGGATCTGCTTTAGTAAGCACTTCCATCAGCAGCCGCTTCTCTTGCATGTACACTACTGCAAATCCGGGATCGTGTTCTAGGATTGACCTAGAATTGCTGATTAGATCTGCAACCTTAACTGTCTGTGCTTCGGCAGGTGCGGCTGCACTATGCTGACGATCAAGCGCCTTACGAGTGCTACGATTACCGTCCTCAGGCTTGCTCACATCAGTTAGCCACAGCACTAGTTCAGCAACTTCAGTACCAAACTCTTCTTCGAGAACATCAAAGGTCACACCAGTGTCCTCTAGCACATCGTGCAGTAGAGCAGCAGCCACCATAGCTTCTGTACCGCCAACTGATGCCACTAGCTCTGACACTTCAATGGGGTGAACCACATACGGCTCACCGGTGTACTTACGGCGTTGGCCAACAGCGGCATGAGCAGCAGTAGCAAACACTCTAGCACGTTCTACCAATGTCATGTTACTCTCCTTGTTCAGGATTTTCCTCTAGCGGATCGTTAACGCTTTCTTCAATGGCTTCCTTTGATTCTTTGCTTACACCTGAATCATAGCCTTCCTTGATCTCGCCAACAAATCGGCCAATGTTTCTTGCACTAGCATTAGGATCTGTTACAAAAATGTAAGCAGTGTATGCTAGAAGAACCAGCGAACCTACTGCAAGGGTAGCAGCAAAGCCGAACCAAATCTTAAAAAATAATGGAGTATTCTTCATAACTTCTCTCTTCTTATGCTTTAATTATACACGATTCAGCGTTGCTGTCAACCAAAATTAATCGCCGCTGTCGATCTGATAGCTACTACCGCACTCAGAGCAGGTGTATGCTGTTAGACAACGTCCTACTTCTCGCCCGGTGTATTTGTGTACGCAAGGATTACCATTGCGATCAAGTGGAACCTTACCGGTGCCTACACCATACATATATTGACCACCACAGTTGTTGCATTCGCGATGTGTCTTATCTTTATTCCAACTATATGCTTTTTCATCAGCAGATAGCGGAACCTTGCCGCTACCATTACAAACAGGACAAGTTCCGCTATTCATTTTAGTGTACCGTGTTAGATTCAGGAAGTACGTAAGGACTGTCGATTACATTGAGTGCGTATGTCTTAGTAGCAAGCTCTTCCTTGAACTGGGCTAGCAATTCAAACGCATACTCAATATCATCTTCGTCCATTTGATTATACCAATCCTCAAGGACTTCGGGACTAGCGTTAAGCAAAAATTCTAAGTTATCGCGATCACGTTGATTCACGTATTCTCCTTGAGGAATCGTTCGCCGAGCAGAACCATTAAACGAGCTTGTTCTTCGTTGGTTGGGATCTGCACGGCAGTACCGTTACGTAGTTCGTCTACACCAAACAGCGCATCACCTGCTGCCTTAGGGAAAGTGTTACCCCAATCAGCAATATGCTGTGAGTCTGCGTCTTGGTTTAACTGAAAGCCGACGCTTTTGATGTAATACTTAATGCCTTCATACTCGTCCTCAACACGTACAATGCCGCCGCCTTGGAACCAGTATGTATCTAGGATTTTCATTCTACTTCCTCGGTTCGTGCTTCTAGCACAACCTCAACCATATCAAACACTGGAGTACCAGTCGCCTGCTCACACGCACCATGATCGTTTACAAACCAAGTACCGTTGATGAAAAGGTAGTTGTACTCCTCACCAAATTCGTTAACGAACTCCTCTACATTTCCAAAGGTAGTAGCGTTAACATCAGGCTCACCTCGGTCACGCCCGTAGAACGTAGTCCATCCTTCCTGCTCTGCGAGCTCAATACGAGCTTCCTTAGCAGCACCAACAAGCGGATGCTCGCCCTTATCATCTTCAAACTTGCTGAACGGATGCTTCTCACCAATCTGGCGGCCCAGACTAGAGATAGAACCTAGCTCAATCAACTCGCGAACAAGATCTTCTGAGGTATAGTTCTCTAGCAGAAGCTTACCGTTGTGCTCCGGATAACCATCCCAATGACAGTATACAGCACGAACCGAACCGTCACTGTTAAGAACACCAATAGTTGAACGAGTAGCCATAATCTTTATCCTTCCAATTAAACCAGTTCGAGCATGTTGCCCGGAACACGCCAGTTAGTAGCGAAAATTCCATTGCTCTGAGGCTGCTCACGAACAATAATAAACTTACGATTGATCTTAGTCACTTCACCGACAACGGTGCGACCCTGACGACCAACAAACTTAACCTTACTGCCCACAGTCATCTCACGCTTGTTAGCCTTGAGGATCTGATTGCGGCGGTAAGTAACTGCCTGACCAATTGAGCGCAACTGCTCGTCGTTGAAGTCGCCAAACATGATCGCAGTGTTAACATCTTGAATAGAAAGGTTAGTCATTTTCTTTATCCTACCACAGTCCAAAACAGAATCAACGGAATAGCATAGGCAGCAACACCATATGCTAGCATCTTAAGAGTATCTTTAACTACAAAGTCCATGTCCAACTCCTTAGTCCAACCGCGAACCAGCGTAAGCGGTAAAGCCGTACTTCTTAAACACCTTAGCTGCCGCATCCGCACCAGCTTCTAGCGTGTCAACGTTCTGGCAAGGAAACTTCGCAGGGTTCCACATCTGCAAGCTCTTGGTATAGCTCTTGCGGAAACCGTTATCGGTAAGCGCCTTGCCCAACTTGGTGTTACCTTTAACACCGTAAATGTCTACCCACGCAAACCCGCAGGCATACTGATCCTTACCGCCCAATCGCTCCTGGAAGAACTTAGCGGCCGCAGCCTGAGCTGCCTGCTGGGCTTCTGCAACAATCTGGGGAACCATTTCGGGGGAAACTGCAACAGTCATTTTCTACTCCTTCTTTCTCAACCTACATTATAATAATAGCATCTTTTGGGCACTTGTCAACCGGTTAAGGCCGGTTTCTTTCAGGTTTTTCTTCGAAAGTTTCCTGGTCAATGGTAATCTTATTACCAGTCACTTCCTCGTAAACCATTGCTTCTTCCATAAGGTTTCCGAGGTCAACGTTCCAACCAATTAGCGTACCGTTGTGATTGCGAGCAACAAAAGCAGTCATTTCAAACTCCTTATTTCTCATCCTACTTATGTAGTATAGCACCTTTTGGGCACTTGTCAACCGTTGTTTTTATGCAACAAGCTCGTAGGGCTTGTTCCATTGCCCAACATTGATATCTACATAGTAAGCGGTGTTGAAATAGTCGGTCATTGCGTCCGACTCATCATACCAATCTGCACTCTTGAGGGCCTTAATGGCCTGCACAAGAAACTCCTTAGCAACACCTTCGTAGTGTTCGTGCGCCCAGTAAGTGTTAACCTGAATGCGATCTCCACCAAAGTCAATCTTACCGCTCTTGATGTTGAGCACAATGGTACTGCGGTTACGTACAGCAAGCGAGCCCTTAAGGCCATAACGCTTGAGCAAAGGCTTGATCTTCGTAGCAATCTTAGCCTTCTTTTCCTGATTCAT